GCGGCGGGATCAACGGGCGGGGCGGGAGGAGCGGCACCGGCCATGCTCGGGTCAGCAGGGGGCGCGCCAGCACCGGGAACAACCGCAGCGGATTTATTAAAACGCGTGCGGGCCAGCCGCAGCAGCTCAGAATTAACAATAGCCATTGAAATCTCCTTGTTTCGCGTGCCTAATCATTTTCCATAATATGCACCGGCGTGTCGACCTCTATTTCGCCTCGCCTATACGCCGATATGGCATCTTGGGTCGTTTTGTACACGCGTGTAGGTGTTTTCTTGTTAATCCGGTTAGAAGCAGTGTAAAGACCGGAGTGTAATTCCGCCACTGGTGTGAAATGTGCCTTAAACGACGCGGCGGCGAAAAGATTGCGACTTGGTAGCATTTTTTCAACAGCTTCTTTAGCCGCTGAATCTGTGCTGGGCACGTGAAATTGCATCGCGTCGCCGTCAAAGTCAGCGTTGAAACCTTTTGTTACAAGCGGACTAACTTCCATTGTTTTGTTCTTTGTGAGCCGCGGATAAAACGCCATCATGCCGTACCGGTGAAGAACAGGCGCACGATTAATAATGATCGGCCGCGAATTCATTTGCGTCATTAACTCAGAACGCGCCGAGTTGTTTTTGCCGTCAAAAGCTTTAATAGCCTCCATACGCGGCAAACCACGGCGCACAAGACCGCGCACGATAAACGGCTTGTAGATCTCCCAAGCTTTTTCTTCCGGGAGCGCCACATGATCCATATCCAGATCGGCGTTCGGCGTAATAACAGCCCGGCCGACGAGGTCAACAGTCGAGCTCAGTAGCTTGCGCTGAACCGTACCGTACTTGGGCGAACTGCCGAAAACCTGCGACAGAAACCCACGAACACGGCGCTCTACGTTTTTAGACTGAACCGGGTCGCCAAGGCCGGTAACACCCTTCATCGCGTCATATAACCCAAGTCGCTCGTCGCCGACGTCGTCCAATACGCCGTGCGATTCTTTTAACGCGCCATTAGCGTCGAGTAGTTCTTTGTATAGATAATTAGCGTCTGCAACGAGCGGTAATTTCTTTTGACCCATCGTAGATACAGGGCGAAATGCCGGCGGAATAACCGGCATTTTGCTGAGCATCCAGTTTTCAGGATGCACACCCGTTTTTTCTGACGCCTTTAAAAACGCCAGACGACGTACTGCCGCATCGCGGAGCGTCTTGCGGCCAGACTGAATGTCTTGCCGCGCCTGCTCGATGGCTTTCGGGACGTTTATGCGGCTTAACGCGTTTTTTATTGCCGTCGGGCCCGTTTCGTCATTTATCTTCTCGCGGCCAGCCAGCACGTCGCGGAATTTCTTTTCGGTAAGTCCGAGCGTGCGCCGAATAGGTTCTTCCATTACAGGATTCGGCATCGGCTCATGCAGCGTTATTTTCGACCATCGATTGCCGTTGTGGCCGCCCGTTAATGTTTCGTCAAACAGGCCACCGCTTTTAGGCCGCAGCCCGCCCTTCCAGTCAACGGTTTCTGCGTTTTTAATTTCACGGTCGCCAGCGAGCTGCTCGATGTCTTTGTCGGTGAGCGCCATGATGTGCGTCTTTGTGCCTTCGCGCACTGTGTTGATACCGGCACCACGCAGCTGCTCGACAAACTTTGTGTAAACATGCGGTATCTTTGGCAGCGGCGCAGAATAGCCCGCCATAAATTGCGACCAGTATTCAGGATTAGCCTGGCCGCGGACCATTTTGGCGTCACGAATAACCTGCCCAGCGCCGTGCGACAGTAGCGCGCCGAGATCAAGCATGCCTACACGCTTGGCGCCCTCAACACCGCCCTTAGCCGGCGCGCCCTCGGCCGTATACCCGCCAGTAGACCGGCCCTGTGCTTTGCTTTCGCTGGTGTGGTGAAGCTTCATGAAGAAGCGGTTGCCCGTGAGCACACCGCGAATCTTGCGGCCCGTCGCCGGGTCTACGACGTCGTCTAAATCATTAAGCTGGTTTTTACGCAATTCATCTTTGGCGAATTGCAGCAAATCCACCGCGCTGTCGAAGTCTTTTATTTTGTACGGCTTACCGGTCTTTTCAGCCACTTTGCCCAGAGCAGCCTCAACTAACTGCGACGGATTAATACGGCTGGCTAATCCGAGCGGACTCACCAAAACTTCCAACGGGCGGCCTTGGGCATCTTGTGGCATCTCGTCGTCAGGTATGATCTGCGCCACGACGCCCTTGTCGCCAAATCGGCCGGTTAACTTATCGCCAACTTCCATTTGCGCCTGATTTTTAACTACAACGCTATACCCGTTTTTTGTCTTAGCGACGTCCGTAACAACACCGGGCGCGTGATGCTCCCACGCTACAGAGTCGTTAGCGAAGTTGGCTGACTTGCCGCGGAAAACCTGGCCGTAAGTTGTTTCACGAGCTTTGCTGACGAGGATAAGCGGATCGCCGTAATTGACTACCGTACCTTTTTTAATCACACCAGTGTCGTCAAAGTTGTCAAGCAATTTTTTGTCATACTCACCGGGAAACAAACTGATGAATTTCTTCTTGTCGATATGCGTACTGTCGTCAGATTCTGCTTCGTGCTGATACATATGCTCTGACGTGAGACGCTTTGCGGCAGATTCAGACAGCGCGATTGAGTCGTCATACACAGCGCCACGAAACGGCAAATAACCAACACGCATGTTCAAACCAAGCGCCGCCGTGCCCTTGTTGTCTGTGAAATTAGAGCTAGCAAGCAGCTGACCGGGTTTTACAGTGTCGCCCGGCTGTACAAGCGGTTTTTGCGTCCAGAATGTTTTACGGTTAAACGGCGCGTCGTTATATAGATCTATACTGCGCTTATCGCCATTCTTGTCGCGCAGCACTATCTCATCAGGCGTAACGGACACAACCTGCGCGTGATCGTCAGCCGTTATTGCGCCTAGATTGCGACCCATATCGTCTTCGTACGACTTACTGGGGTCATCAGACATAGCCGATTGAATAAAGGGGGCTTCGGCGTTTACAAGCGGTAGCGCCTGCGTAAACATGCGCGAACCCATGATGACGCGGTGGCCCTTCATCATTGATTTCAGCGGTACCATGTTGCCGAGCGTCGAGAATGAGGCATCCATGTTTGGCAGCATGTATTCCGCTTGATCGCGCGGAATGTATTTCATCTTGCCGTTAACAATAGCCGCAACAGACGGCAGATCGCTTTGATCCTCGCCCGGGAATACGATCGGAATGTCGGCGATGTCTTGCGGTGACTTGTATTCCAGCTTGCCGGTTTTCAGGTTTTTAACCTGCGTGTAAATCTTGCCGTCAGAGCCCTTGAAAGCTCCGCGGGCAAAGCGCATGTCCACACCTACCTTGCCAGATTCAGGTGTGCGCAAATAATCGACAAATCCGAAGTGACTAGGCTGCACACTGCGGCTTTCAACCGGCACCGCGTCCAGACTGCCGATGCCGCCCTCGCCAAGACGGGTCACGCGAGTCTGATGGTCGAAAATTTCGGCGGGGTTGATCTCTTCTAAGCTAGACCCGAGACCGCTACCAATAAGCGCCGCCGTAATTGCTTTGTTAAAAGCCCCGGTAGGTACGTGGTCGAGCGTTTTCTTGGCCGTTGCTTTCCACAGAAGCTGCCGGACCATTGCGCGATCTTTTGTAAAGCGCTCAGCGATAAGATCTTCGGGTCCGAGGACTTGTTGAAACGCCATGCTATCGCGGTCGTCTGTTTCGGCCTCTTTGCGATTTACTGCAATCAGCTTTTTCGTAATTTTGAGCATCGCGTCTGGTGAAAGATTTTTAATCGCCTCGCCTAGCGTGCGCTTGGTGACCTCAGGGTCCATTTCCATACGCGCGAATTCTTCGGCAATAGCTTTTTGCTTGCCTTCGGCGTCTAGGCCGGCGACTGGTTTGTAAACAAGTCTGTTGTAGATCTTGTCCAGTGTGCCAGCGTCGCCTTTAGCCAAGTTGATTGCCGATAGTTCGTCACCCCACGCATCGCGGATACTCTTTTCAGGTACGCCAATAGCCTTTAACAACGGCATAAGCGGAATGTTCGCCTGGCCTATGTTAATCTTGAACACACCCGTTTTAGGATCTAGAAAATACCGATGCATTCGGCCTTTACCGGGCAGCACGTTTACATGCGCCTCCAGCTCGCCGTTGTCTTTCTCGCGCGTGTAGACGCCTGGGCGAAGCCGCAGCTGATGCGCGAGCGTGTATTCGACGCCGTTATGCACGAATGTGCCAGCGTCGGTCATATAAGGAACGTTCGCCAGGGTGACGCGGCGGTTAGCGATTACGTCGCCGGTCTTGTTGTCTAGGAGCTGCCACGTGCCGCGCAGCTTTCTCGTAAGGCTGCCGTGAGACAACACAGCGTTCTTGTGATCTTTTTTAGTGAAGCGCTCCGGCCCCTCATACTTGACGTCATTTACGGCAAGCGTATACAGATCATTTTGTACGGGTTTTATCTCTCTGGCCTGTGTTTCAACCGCGTCAAAAATACCCTTACGGGTGAAACGCGGCTGAAACGGCGCAACGTCGACTACAGACTGTTGCGACTGCTCAAAGATGTTTTGCCGCAGCGACCCGACGTCGCCAAAAGCGCGCATCTGATCGCCGAGGATCGAGTTTGATTGATTTGGCGCCGGCATGATCGCGCCCTATCAGTCGTTAACTGCGATTTGTTTAAGCGCCGCCATTTGGTCAGGATCTATGTGGATCGGCGGCGGACCTGCGAGCCGTGCTCGCGCCTTCTGCGCTTCAGAGATAGCCTTGTCGCGGCTCCTAGCTCTGGTCCAGTCGTATGTCATCTTGCCGGCGAGCGGCGCCATACCGAGCGTCGCCACCAGATAGGCTTTGTAGGCGGCCGGCGTCATACTCTTTAATGCTTCAAACGGCGCATTAATTGCGTAAGACAGCGCGCTCTCAGTAGCCGAGCTGGCGCGCTTTTCTTGCATGCGGTCAAACGCCACGTCTAACGCCTCGGCCCGTTTTGATCCCAGCAGCGCGCGCATGTACTCTTTTTTTGCGTCGTCTACTTGTTCTTGCAGATCTTCTTTACGCTTTTTGTTTACGATGGCGTTCATAGTCGAGGCGCCGGCATATGTGGCGCCGGCGCCACCCAAAAGCATAGCGGCGTCTCTAAGCGCCTCGCGATTGACCGGGTCTGTCGTAAGATTCTGAATCAGCGTTCCGGGCGCGCTAACAACGGTATTCCATAAACCCGCAATCTTCTCTTCATCGTCGATTTTTTTAGATCCGGGGCCAAACTTTGTGTACTTGGGTTTTGGCCGGTTCATTTCGCTTACTAGGTGGTACAGCCGAGAACCCGTTAAGCCCGCGCCTAATCCGCCGAGCGTGACCTTCCAAATAGCGTCGCCCATTGCCCGCGAATCTTTAGGGTCGTACAGCTGGGCTTGCGCGTTTGCGGCGCGAGCTTGCTCAACAGACCCGCCAGGCAAGATTGAAGCCAGAAACCCCAGCGGGTCTGCGGCGGTTTTTTCTGTGTTTTCGCTCATTGTCCAGCCTTTGGCGGTAGCATCCCGTAAACCTGCGCCCACTCGAGCCAAACACGGAAGTGATTATGCTCAGGCGCCCAGTTATCGTTTCTGCGCTGTAGTAAAAACCATCCGTTGACTATTTTATCGTTTACGTCGTCAAACTCAGCTTTTTGATCGGGGTCCCAAAGCTCGAACATTTTGCTTTTGAAGTCGAGCCGGAGATCTAGGTTTTCTACTTCTTCTTTTTTTAGATCGTGCGGCAGCGCGTTACCTACAACCGGAAAACCGTCTGCTGTTCCCGGCCAATGCAGCCGCTCGTTATTGTGTCGCGCGCCGCCCAGCTCGCCGAAGTACTTTTTTGTGCTCACAGTTCGCTGTGTCCTAATCGGTATTGCTTAACTTTACGGCGAGCTTTAGCTTTTTCAGCGTAAAGCTTGTACGTATCGGCAAGTTCTTGCGCTCGTATTTCGTCGTCTGAAATCTGCGGCTCCATCATCTTTGCTGCGCCATATCCGGCCGCACTGCCGCCCAAAATAGACAGAGCGGGCGGGACGGCATAAAGCGCCTGCGCGTAACCAAGCAGCGCCTTGCCGCCGGCGCCTAACATGTCCATGCCGGGCAATGACCATTTAGCCGGAGAATACTCAGTCCAGCCGGCAGCCTGCTTATTCAGCTCGGCTACTTTCTCCAGCCGAGCATCTAGCGCCGGACCGGTTAATTGCTCTTCAGCGCAGCGAGCTAAAAACCCGAGCTTAAACGCGTCTTTTTCATTAATATCCATCAGAACTCTCCGGGGAGAATAATCCTCTTTTTACCAGATTGCCCCGGAGAAACTGAAAAGTCTGGCTTAACGTGTTTGCCTGTATCGTTGCCGAGAGATACAGCACCCGGCGTATTCAATGTAAAATTAGCGCCGGACGCGAGAGAAATACGACTCTTACGGTTTGGCCGGTGCCGCATAAACCACGCATCGACCTCTGGGTCAGTGCGGTCGCCCTGACCTTTTGCCTCACGGGCGGCGGCGAGCATCATTTCGATGCCGTTTTGCAAATCCATGCGGTCGTGCACCAGCCATTTTTTGCTGGGAGTTTCGGCCATCATGTCGCGCATCTGCTGGATTTCGCGACTTAGCGCAGCCGCCCGCTCAAGAAACTCGCGCCGGGTCAGTACGAAATATTCGCCGGTTTCTTCGTCATGTAAACAAATAAAGCCGTTTTGCGCGTAGAATTTTAGCCCGCGATATGTATAGCACTTACCGATCACATCCTTGCGATCACCCATGACCACCTCGCGTAATTAACCAGTAAAACTAACTGCGAGTATACGGACATTTGCCAGTTGGGCAAGAGCTATTACTCGGTGCAGGTAATGGTTTAACCTGCAATTTCATTGACGGTGCCGCCGCCGGCGCCGGTGTTTTTGCGCCAGTGATCGGCTGACACGTTGGGCATTTAGTCCAGCTGATACCGTCCCCGGACTTTACCTTGCCAGTACCGCGACAGGTCTGACAATTCGGATCAATCGGCCTGTCTGGCGTTACTTTTTTATCAGGAAGTAGAGCAGTATAAGCAGCCTCTGCAGCGACCACCCCGATATAGTCTTTTTTGGGCGGTTCATTGGGCTGCACAACCGAAGGAAAGAACAACAGGAATAACCACTCAAACATGTTTCGTCCTTTTAGTTTTTTGCGCCACAGCTATCAGATGTTACCAAGTGCGCCATAACTACGTAGCTTCTTGGGCGGCCAGCCGTTTACACCGGACATCGCGACCATGTAGCGATTCTTGATATCAGACCAGCGTGCCCAAAACGAACCAACCGGGATATCTACGAATGTGCCAAAAATACGACGACCGCCGTCATTCCAATTTCCCCAGCTATTTTGTATTAATACAAGTGGCTCGCCATATAGTTTGATAATCTCCGGCCGGTCATCAACCGCTAGGTATGCAAGCGCGTGCGCCCAAGAGCCGCGGCGGTTTGACACGCCGTTAATATCGCGGTCTGACGAGAAGCCCTCTCCGCCGCAGCTACTAACGCAATAACCGTTAGCCAGCAGGTCGCGCAGCACCTCGTACGTCTCGACTTCGGTAATAGTCTGGATTAGGTGATCTTTACCAATGGCTTTCCACGAATCAGGCGGCGTGCGCGAGCCGTAAATACCAGCGTTTCTCGAGCTATACTCCGTGAAGTCGACATCAATCTCGTCGTACTTCTTGCGCAGCCAAAGACCGCTTTCATGCATTACAACTTGCGCAGCTTCCGGGCAGCTCCATCCGTCACCGCCATGTCGTCGCCAATTGTAAATAGCCTCTGTGCTTAGAACGCCGTTTAAGCGAGCCTTGTTGCTAACCTCCGGCGCACCCTCGAGCCGCCCGCTGTTCGGATCAGGCACGCCGCTTGTAATCTCGCAGCACATAGTGCCAAGACAGGCGTTACGGGTTGACCAACTAACACAGTCACCACGGCCCTGCGCACCGCCGGGCAGGCAATCAGGATAGAGTTTCAGGATCTCAAAAAAAGGAAGGCTTAATTTACCTTTACCCGTTTCTTCTAGCTTATAGGCCGAGCACGCCATGGCGCCGTCCGGGATACCGCCGGCTGATTTGATCTGATCGCGAAGCGCCTCTGCGGCTTCAGGATTGCTGTACGCACCAACAAATCCAGTTTCGTACGCCTTCGCGACATCAAACACCGACTCAAAAAACTGTTCATTAGCGGCCATGGCGTGCTCCGGCTGTTAATTAGCCATTATCGGACTCGGACCTCTCGGCCACCAGCGACACAGTAAACGAACCCGGTTGGCTGGGAGCCAACGTGTCAGCGGCAACAAAGTCAACCGACGCCGGCTCAGACGCGTTACCGGCGTCATCAACGTCGACAAGCGACAGCTGCACGCTGGCGCCCTCGGGCACGTCGATATTGCCCAGATCGGTTGATGTTCCGGAGAACCCAACTGTATCCCGAGCAACTCCGTCAACAGTCACAACAAGCTCACGGGAAACGACGTCCGCATCGACGGGCGCCGCTACAGAAATGCTATACGTCAAAATGTTCGTCATACTATCTCTCCTAAGTTGCACCACCCTCAAATTTGCCGGTACGTCCGGCGTCAACCGCGCGATCTTGATTATTACATAAAACAAAAGTTCAAGCAGTATGCCAAGCGCAAGCGCTGTAAATAATGCAGCAGCAGCAAGCATAGCAATGATCATTTGGTTGCGTTGGCAGAATTAACAATTACAGCACAAGCCGCAGACAGCTTAGTTGCAATCTCGGGCGTTACGGTCACAACGTCATCAGTGCCTACAGCAGACGCAAACACAGCTTCAATAGCCTTGTCCAATCCGGGATATTTTCCAACCTGGTCTACAGCGAGTTTTAGCGTATTTGCTTGGAGTACGGCCAACCGCTCAGTATTGTTTACAAGCTGGCCGTTATCCCGCGTGATCACGGTCTGCAAACCGGTATAAATACTGGCGACGCGGTTACGATCTTCTACCGTAGCCGGCTTTAACACTGCAACAATAGCCGGATCAGTCTCGCCCGGCACGATTGGCGTAACCTGCGGTTTCACAAAACGACCAGTTGGTACAAAAAACGACAGCGCCAGTAAGACGCCGAACAGCCAAACCAGGTTTTTCATACAGCACCCTTTGTGGCGTGATTGTGCTCAACGATAACGCGCAGCAACACAGTGCAGGCGTCAACACCTTCCTGATAACCCTCCGCCGCTAGCCGGTCGCGCAACTGCGTGACAGCGAGCAGATCGTCAACAAGCTCGACCGCAATAGATGCTTTCTGCCCGGATACATTGCCAGCACGCTTGCTGATAAAATTGACAATGTTTTTCCAATACACCGCGACGACCGAGACCAGAAACAAAACCGCTAAAACAGATTGTACGTTGTTCATGTTTTCTCCAATATGTGTGAGGTGTATCCAGTTTATCAGAACTGCGGGACCAGCATGTAAGGCCGGCCATTAATCATAATGGTGCCTTGCACTTGCGTTAGATCTTTTTTGGCGTTCTTTAGCGGTTTTTTACGTTTGCCGTACAACTCTGCCATAGCCGCAATGTCACCCTTTTGTGGCGTACTGACATTCGGGTCGTAGTACGGAGCCATCAAATTGCCCTTGCCTAAATGCGCCAAACCGAGGGCATGACCAAGTTCGTGGCAGATAACCGCAATAGCCATCTCAAACGACCAGTCCTCTGCTTCGTCAAACATTTGATCTAATTGCATTTGCTCTGTAACGTCGCAAGGCAGCTCGCTCCAAGCTAATGTGCCGCCGCGGTCGTCTAAGCCGTCGGACTTGCCCTTGCCAGAGCGCGCGAAAATGTTTGCTACATTGGGCCCGTCAACGCGAATAGGATCTATGTTGCATACAGCGGACCATTGCGCAAACGCCGCGTCGTAAGCGCGCTGCACCTGCTCGGCCGTCAAGCCGGGCATTTTGATGTTAGCGTAATACGTAATATTCGACATCGGCCATTTGCACGGCCCGTCGCGGCCCGAGATGTTGAAGTCGGGCAAGCCGCAACGGCGGCGGGCCATTACGTGCGCCGTTCTCGGACCGACAACGCCAGTCGGCTCAAGGCCGTTGAATTCTTGATATTGCCGAATCGCGGCTTCAAGAGCTTTGCCGCTGGTCTTTTTAACCTGCGGCCACTTCTGCTCGCCGAAATAGCCGAGCGTTTGGAGCCGGCGCAGAATTTCTTGAACCGATAAGACGTGGTTTGTGTGCGGAGTTGCTTTTGCCATTGTGTGCCTCCTTGCGGTTACTTGGCGGCACGCACCTCGTCCGCCAGCTGCATAATCTCGTTTAGCTCTTCATCTGTTGCATTTTCTGCCGTATCTAACATGGCCTCAAAAAGCACGTTCTTGTCGCACTCCTCGGGGTCATCGCCGCAGTGCTCCTGCCATAAAGCATCTAGCCGCCTACGCAGCCGGATTGTGCGCAAACGCGGCAGCGTTCTTGCATTTTTAATCCAGCTTACAATTGAGTCCTTGCTGTTGCGTTTCTGGCACAGAGCAATGATCTGAACAACAATCGAAATTGCCGTCAGAATCGTAATGATGGCGAACCGAGACGATTTGCCAGCGCGAAATGAGACCTCTGAAAACAGATTCTCACTTGCTCGCCGTAGAACCGTACTCGATTCGATTTTTGTTACAAGTTCGTCGTTGGTCATTACCAGCCGGAGTTGGAGCTCAACCGCTCCACCGCTACCGCCTCCATATAACGATAACGGGCGCGGACAGCTTCAGTCTTAACAGCCTGTCGCGCAGCCAGATACTTCCAAACAATCAGCGCGTTCGCGCCAAGCACACCAGCCGCTGTCGCGATGGCTGTTACAGCTTTTGTGAGCTCCTGCGCGCTAGCCGAATCGACCCAGCCAACAACTGTGGCCGCGGTAATCAGATTAATCGCGACAGAGCTCACCATCGAGATGAACTCCGGCGTAATCCATTCTTTTTGTGTTTGCCCGTCTTCACCAGCAAGAACACGCAGCTCTTCGCGCAGTGTCGAAACGGGTGTCACCGAGGGCGCCGGCAGATTTTTCTTTGTCATGTTATGCTCCTTAATTACCCATTGTGACGTTACGGTCGTTATTAATCAACAACATGTGCTCAATTTAAGCCAAAAACCGGCGGAATAACTGAGTGCAGCATTCCCGCCCACAACCCAGCGTCTTGAATTTTAGTTTGAGCAGCTGGCGTTAATCCGGCTAACGCACCAAGAGTTCGGCCGGCTATATTTGCAGTGGCCAAACCAACGCCCGCAGACGCTAGCGTATTGATAACGTTCGCGGGACTGACAATCGGCGAACGTGTTTGCGAAGCCACGCCGCGCATAATACCTGTAGTAGCGGCGGCGATTTGCGGCGACGTATGGCCGGGTACGATACCTGTTTGATTGTATCCAGTACTAGAATCTGCCCACACAGCGCGATTAAACGCATCAACAGGAATAGTTGGGGCATATAGGCCTGTATGCAAACCAGGCGCGAACGCCACTTTTGCGGCGGCTGTTTCTGGTATCTCTGTGTTATTGCTGGTGACCCAGGATTTCATGTAGCCCTGGTTAAGCGCTCTGGCGGTTCCGCTTGCGCCAATATGCCCAATACCAAGACCGGCTAATAAACCAGCAACACCAAGCGGCTTACGTAAGCGACCAGGCTCAAAGTATTGCGCCGGCAGCACGTTTTCCGCCAAAGTGCCGGCGCCGTAACCTAAACCGCCCAGCAAAAGACCGGAAACAAGGGCATTAGACAGCGGTGTTGGCCCGCCGATTGCATTATTTGCAGTGTTCCACGCTTTGCCGACGCCGTGAGCGTTTGCGCGCTTGATAGCAATCGCAACGCCAATATCCGGCACGGTTTGCGAAAATTCAATACCGCAACCGGCATTCAGTGTGTTTGCGTAAGCTGTTTTTATGCGCGTGGTCAACGGCTCCGGCGTGCTGACAACAATCGTTGCGGCCTCAGGGAACCAGCTCACAGACGCGATCTGCAATAAACCCGTATCGCTGGCTACCTTGTTATGCAGCAGCTTCAGCGCATAAGCCGCCGGTAACAGCGTTTGAACGCGTTCCGGCACTTTCTGCCATTCAGCAATTGGTATATCTGTATTTGGGTTCATCTACGTATTTTACAGGCCAAGCAGATACTTCAGAAACGTATAAGACATGAAAACCCAAATAACACAGCCGATAGCGTACGCAATTTTTTGTAGCGGCAGTTTGAAAAATTCAGCGTGTAATTCTTTGAACGGGGTGTTGCGCAAAATAACCAGCGCGCGAATGTAGTTAACAAGCTGTATATTGCTCGGCTCAACTGGTTTTGGTTCCGGCGGTATAACAGGAACCGGTTCAGGCTCGGGCGGGTTGGGTGCCGGTTTTGTCTCAAACCAGCTTTTAATCCACGTGCGCACAGGTCCCATAATTACCCCAATGCGTTTAATACTGAATCGCCGTGGTTGCGAATAATTTGTGCGGATAGATTAGGTTTTGGATACTGCCCGCGCGCAATTGCCATATTCATTTGATCGCGGTATCCGGGAACAAGCGCAGCACGCCAAGCATCGTTATTTTGCTGCATCTCGTATGTGCGATCTCCGCGGTCCTTGACGTTCCGCAAGTGACTGAAAAAGTTTTGCCATAGCGACTTTGAGCGATCAATTACGGGCGTAGTACTCATCAGCTGCGCCCAGTAAGGATTTACTTCGGCGGCTTTGACTTTTACTCCGGGCGGAATAATAGCCGGATCTGCGTGGAACCTAAACTTTGTCGGCCCGTGGGTAATGCCCATGTGATACGGAAGCGGGTCATCTACATGCCACTCATTTGGCGCCTTTGACATAAGTTCGCGCAGTATGGCGTTCTTACGGTCGTAGCGCTTGGCATCAGAATGCGCTTTAGCCTCGCGCAGCTTCAGAATAATCTCAGGTACATCGGCGCTTACTTTTTCGCTTTTTTCGTAGTACTCGGGGTCTTCTTGCAGATGATCCTTGGCAATTTCGCCGGCGACTTGATCATTGTCTGTGTGTTCTCGCTCATGTGCTTTTCCTTCCGCTTTTTTCTCTTCTGAGTGTCGGCAATACCCTGATTTTTTACAGATACAATTAGCCGGGCATGTGCAGCGGCCGGCGCAATTGCAATCGTAGTTTATGGCAGTGTTACTAAAGCTATGCCCAAGCGACGCTTCGGCAGAGGTTTTGTAACCCCCCTTGCTGGCCGGGTTATCGCGCAAAACGTTGACCCGGCGCACAGCTACGGTAATGTGGAACGGCTCGTCCTTTGGCAGCGCGGATAGCCCGTAGCTTTTCCGAAGCGCGGACAGCTCAGGGCTACTGACCTGAATAAACCAGATCCGGCTAATCCCGTCGATATCGCCGGCCGGGACAGATTTTATGGCGCCCAGCGAATACCGGAAAGAATGTCCGCGCTCGTTGATAGCCTTAGCGCCGATTTTGTCTACTTCGGCAGCAGTCATGACAGAGATGTGAGCGTTTAGCAGCTCGCCGTCTACATTTGGCACATTCATAGCGCCGGCTAACGGCAGCTCCACGCCGGGTGCGTTTAAGGCGTCGAATACGCCGCGAACAAGCGCATTTGGAACAGAAAGCAGCAGCCACCCGCTTTTGGCTACATATAACCGGCCGGAGAGCTGGTGCGTTGACGTAGCCGATTGGCTGGACTTAATTAGCCAGCCATGCGCATTACCTTGCGCGTAGATCTGGGCTGAATTGGGCGGCTCGGCTGTAGGTAAAATCGAAAAGCCGTCCATAGTCAACCTACAACTGCTCGAGTAGGACTCGAACCTACAACCCCAGCATTAACAGTGCCGTGCACTACCATTGTGCTATCGAGCAATTACTTATCCGACGCGATTACAGCGGGTTGGTGGTCACTAGCCGCGGTGGCATGCTGCGCAGCGGCAAAGGCCGAGGCCAGCAGCAAAACAGCGCACCCAACGGAGGCTAAAACCGCCAGCCAGCTCAGATTATTTCGCATTTCTGTCGTCATGCAGATAATCTCCATCGCGGTCACGTTCATGAGTAATTTTTACGTTAATGCCGCTACCGGACAACACTGATATTAACAAATCAGTGATTGTGGAACCACCCATTCCCGCCAGCACGCAAATTCCTAGCAAACCGTATACGTTCTCGGATTTTAGGTAATTCTGATACCAAATCAGCGCAATCGACAAACCCAAAAAGCCCGCGTTAAGCATTGCGCTGCTTACAGATATCCAAGAAAGCCGCCGTGCAAACCGTAAAAGTGTCGCTAATCCGGCAAAAGCTGATACTCCGAAGGCGCTGGCGAACACAGCTAACGAATGCAGATATTCGTCTAACATGTTGTCGCTCTTAAACTTATGTTCGATTTGTCGTAAGCCCCTGTGATCCCCTTCCACAGGACCGAACCCCGGCGAACCAGGGCAACGCAATGACTTGCTAAGGTGTAAACTCAACCTCGTGTGACATTCATTGCTCCACCTACCGTGTACGCGGCCGCAGCCTGACCACGGATTCCTGTCAAGACGTTCCGCATCCCTGCTCGACGCCTTGCTTCCCTAACCAGTCGGCCACCACGACTAACTTACGACGTACTCAATTCTACCAGTAAGAAAAACCATACCGAAGTTCTTACAGAATTTTCGCAGCGATTAAGCAGCCGCGGGCAACAGCATGAAGTGGGTCGGCCGCGTGTCTGACGGCCTTAACTGGTAACGGGAATCCGGCTTCTTCCAGCTTCTTAGCAAATAACGGCACAAACCCGTTGGCTTTGGAAGTTCCGCCGGCTACAGCAATAACTAGCGGTTCTTTGAATTTGGGTAACGCCTTGTGCCCTGAGAGCGCGGCAGAAAGCTGTTTAGCCGTGTACTCGATTAGCCGGTCGTAATAGGACGACACAGCGCCGAGAATTGGATTGTCGTTAGGCTCGCCGACAGTAAACTGCCCGTGCTCTTTTTCGGCTTGCACTACAGAATCCGGCTCTGACGTGGCTACAGCCGACATGCGGTCAACCCAATCACCGGATTTAGTGGTCGAAAATGTGACGGTGGGCTCGCCGTTAAGCATGACGCAGACATTTACCATGCCCGCCCCGAAAGATAGCCCAATTCCGGTATAATCGTCGTTTTCAAACTCCGAGTAGCACAGCGCTTCGGCCTCGTTAATGGCACGCGGGACGTAGCCGGCTTCAGACAGTATTAGCTTTACGACGTCTTCGTGATAGCCAACGTCGAAATCCTCATCAGTCTGGTCAACAGGCTGCGCCGGGATGCAAAATACGATTTTTTCACTGGGAACAGCCGGACCGGCGACTTCTCGCAGGATGTAGGCCAGTACACGCTTAGCGTCCTTTTCTTTCGGCGAGACAACGCCGCGGTACATCGGGCGCTTTGCGGAGTCATTGCGCTCTACGGCTTTTTCAATAGCGTCCTGACCGAGCAGAATAAACGCGCCGGCATCGTCCTTTACGAATACTTTGCCAGCCAGGCCCTTTTCAATCATTTTCGTCGCTACGGGCGTAGTCGGCTTAATGACGTAAAAAGCGTCACGGAAGTCCTTGTATTCGATTTTGCCGTGTTCGCCGTCTTTGGCCATAACGACAAACGATGTGCCGACGTCGAGTCCTTTTGCCATGTTATTTTCCTTTTAGCTGCGCGAGCTTTGAAACCGAAGCTCCAATATCATCCTCGGTTGTGGTGATCTTGCCAAGTGTTTTGTCGTTTGTACGCGCCAAATCATCCGTTTTTATTGCGCTGACGTATTTACGCTCGTCAATTTCGATTTTGGTTTTAGGCGCCGCTGGTTCCTCTGAAAAGAAATCACGCGGTTTCTTTTGCCGACTTTCGCGTTTCGCGAATTGCGAATTTTCCATTTTCCGGAAAGTGGAAAGCGTCCTGTAAATCAGGTCCAGCCGCCCGACAATGTACCCCACGATATAACCGACACATAGGAGAAATAATGCCGTAGCGTATGCGTAATAAATACCGTCTAGCATGGTTTTGTCCACCCTTTATGCGATTTAAGCCTGCCCGTATTTAAACCGCGCATATGTGCGGGATTTAGATTATTTTCGCGGCAGAATTGCTTCAAATTTGTAAATGTAACAGATTGGCCCTTTGGGTCGATAAACGTGTATGTTTTTGAATACCGCGCCGCTATTGTTTCGCGGCCACGTTTTTGCGACTCGGCCAGTTTTTCTTTTGAAATTCCATGAATGCCGGTGCCCATAGCATGCGACTTAATTCCGCCCAGCTTGGCAAAATGCATGTGGCGCTTTTTTGACATGCCGAAGAAGCCGCCGCCATTAGCCACAACGCGCAAACCAATCTCACGCTGCTCTTCGCGCGTAAGCGCCGGCCGGCCGCCGTAACTACGATTCAGGCAAACATCTGGGCCAAGATGCTCTACGTTATCAAGTGCTTCGCGTATGTACTGCGTTTCTAGCTGGCTAAGTTTGCGCGCGCTGTGTTTGGTGTTTGCCAGCTGCTTTGCCCACAAAATAACTTTTAGAGCATTCGGTTGATATTCTTCGTGGGTTATGTCGTTATAGCGCTTGAACGTTGTAGGTGAGCCGAAATACTTAACGTCGTCAGCCGGGTGTTTCACCGTAATACGAGACCCGTAATAAAACCTATGCCCAAGCTCCGGGTATATGATGACGTAGACGTAGTACCAGCGTTTTGGCATACACTGAATCCGTTCAGTACCAACGCAGTCAGATCCATCTAACTGCCGCGTATTATTTTACTAGAACGCGCGCCAAACCGAGCGGTTGTTAACGGGGTTGCCGTCCAGAACCGGCAACGTCTCAAAAACGCAAAACTGATCCTCGTAATTGCGGAAAGTTGCGGCGTCTTTTGCGCCGATGCCCTCAGGCATATCGTCAATCCAGATATCGACTGCGTAACCCCGCGCTAAAACAGCCGCGCGTTTGGGTGAGTGATTGCAAAACACGCACTGCAATAATTTGCTAAACGTGTGCGGCCCAAATACCTTGCCAAGCTCTGCGCGGCTTTTTGGGCAATCTGTGCGACCAGTTACGCAAATAATTCTGTGGCCGCGCGCAGTGGCCATGTCCACAAAACCGCGCCAAAAATCAATGTCGCTGGTGAACGTCCGATCGAAGTCAATTGCGATCAGCGTCCGGCGATACGGGTTCACTTTTTAGGCTCGTACTGCAGATTTTGCATGTAACGGGTAATGATTCGAGCTACGTCGTCAACCTCGATCATTTCCATGCATTTTGCAATCCACTGGCCGTCCGGCATTTGCACAGGCGAGACGCACAAGCTTGTATCTTGCGAATCGTTGTCTTTAAGCGCAACTACACGGCTCTTCCAACACCCGCCATGATCGCAACATGGTAACATCCCGCACGTATGCAGGAAATGCTGATTCGGTCCTTCTTCCCAGTGCGCAGGCTCGCGGCCGCCGGCAATAACAATACTTGCACGCGAACGGCGATTAAATCGCGGGTGTGGGGGAACAGCGTAAGATAAGTGCGCCGGAAAACTTACCGGGCTGATTACACCAAAAGAGTTGTACACAAGTCGGATAAGCTGCCGCGTGTCCGTTTTCCCGACGAAGCTAATTACATTATCGCCCACAAGTTTCGGGTGATTGTGCTCTTTGGCGCCGACCTGTACAAACCAAACATCCGGCAAGCACGCGATTAGTTCCTGATATCGCTGAAACGACCACGTCTTCGCAGTGAAATCGTATTTGTGTCCGGCGTTAAGAACCCAGTACGGCACATCGCGGCCAAGTTTCTCATGCACTCCGGAATACCACCCACGCTCGTCCGAAGAGATCGGGAGTATTCCAGCGAATTTTGTCGGCTTAATTGGCCGGTTAAGCTGTTCCGACAAGTAAGCCGTAAACGCAGTAACAAACCGAAACGGCTTTGCGTTGCTGTCGTGAACCTGCGGATACTCCATGCGAATAAGCTTCGCATCAGGATCGGCATCCGCGATCTTCGTAATCAGCGGATTGCGCGCAAAAATATCCGGAACAGATACGCGCACATCTGTGAGATACTCGTCCGGATACGTCTCATGCAAACTCGTAATTGCGTACAGCAACATCACGAGGTCGCCTGGGCTTTGATGGTTGTCGAGGATGAGTTTGCGCAGTACAGCGCTCATGTTTTATGTCTGTTCTTGCGGGCTACGAATTAACACAACTTGATAACCACATAGAGCGACGCGCCAACCGGTTGCTAATGCAACCGGCATAATTGCAGCCGCTTTGCCGGAATAACTGCCACTTTGCGGCGCAGTGTAATCGCCGCGCCAAACTGTATCGTCAATCACTACTATTGAACGCTCGTGAAGTTTTGGAAGCGCCGCTTGAAATTCTTTTAAGCCGTGCGCCGCTGTTTCCGCGTGATCAGCGTCTAGAGAGTCTAAATACAGCACATCAATTTGTTGGCGGTAGTCTTCCAACCATTTTACGCTGTCGCAAACATTGTATGTGATACAGTTATTCCAAGATTGACAACACTGCGCGGCTGTCGCGAGATTGTGCGCTGATATGTCTACAGAATTAAGACGACCAGCGCTGATCCCGTCTAAATAACACCCGAACAAATAAGTTGAACAACCGGCCGTCCAGTCTTCGTTTGAACGTTGACAGCCGGTTTCAACCACATTCGCCGCGGGAAATCTGGCTGTCATTTCCTTAAACAACCAATCAAATGTGCGATCGCGATCAGCGTACGCAACGCCGGGCGGCGCGCAGCGCAACCAGTCCCGCACAAGTTGTTGCAATAACACGTCGCGACCTATGCGGTCTTTAGTTAAATAACGCGGTCCCTGCAACATGCGCAGCGCGTGATGCGCAATTTCATCGGCAGTCGGTAGCTGGCCGCTGTACTCTAAAATAGACCACCGGCCGCGGCGCGACTGATTAATTGGTTTATAACTCGGTGAGTTGCGTGTCATAAAGGCCGCGCGCGGATTCGGCAACGTGATGCACGAAGGATATAGATGATGCAGTACCCCTAAAACAGGAATATCTGTAAACAATGCTGAATGCATGGGGCCAGAATCCACGCCAATTAGTAAATCGGCGCGCTGCATTAATGTAAGCATTTCGCCGGTTGAGATGTGCCCAAAATCTCGTTTAACATGCCTTACGCGGCAACTTGCGGGCGGTTCTGGCACGCGGCAATCCCAATCCAGAAGCACCAGACTGGCGTCTGAGTTTTCAAGCAACAGCCGGTATAGCTTTTGCACAGTTTCAATGGGTAGATTTTTTTGTTCCGCCCAATTAGTGCCCTGCGGATGCAGAAGAATTATTGGGCCGGGGAGGCCCGCTAACCAGCGGTCAACTGCTTCAAAGTATTGCGTACCAAGATGTGCTCGAATACGTTTTCGTTCATCTACGCGCGCTAGTTCGTCCCATAACGCGTCGATTGGCTCGTCAAGCGGCGGGAGCGGTGATAGCAACAAATTTGCGGCCGTTTTATTGCCAGAGTGATCAGCTTCTGCATTTGGGCGATTAAAGTCGGCGTCATAAATAAAAGGGTGATACGGCGATCCGTGCAATTCAGCAAACGGAAAACCGGCTGAGCGCCAAATATCTTGCTTGTTGTGTTCAAAATGAACAGCCACAAGATAATTTCGCCGGCGATACAGCTGTAAAATTTGCGTAAAATGCGCGCAATCGCCGAGACCGTGATCAAACCAAACAGGAAAAAATTTTGTTTGACTAGGGCTTTTTGTAATTAGCGCTTGACCGTTGACCAGCATTGTCGGCTGGTCTGGCTTATCAGAAAAATACTCATTGCAAGCTTTTTCGACTCCCGGACATGTATGAAACGTGTAGTCGTCTATCGCCATAATCCCGCCAGGTACAAGTCGCGGGTAGAAGTACGCTAAGCCCGCTAATGTTGATTTATATGTGTCTACGTCTAAATGTACTAAGACGTATTGCGTGTCTTGCATGTCCTGAACCGTGTCAGGAAAATAACCCGCGCGAAAAACAATGTTTGAATTATTCAGCAGCATTTCAACATTGGTGTAATTAACGTCGCTGAAGTCGCCGTTTGCATGTGTATCTAATCCGGCTTGACAATCTTTTAATCCGTCAAAGGTGTCAAACACATAATGCACACTGCTCGGTAATTCGTTAGCAATTAGCTTAGAAACACCGCCGCGATATACGCCCAATTCAGCGGACGCGCCTATCAAATTTTGACGCCGTATGTTTTCAGCGCACTGCCGAATCATCAACAGTTTGTCTATGTTGATGATTGTGTTATTTAAAACGTTTGCGTCCATGTTTTGTTTTACTCTTTACAAATTACGTCACAACGCCAGCAACAGCTGCAAGCGCGCTGCCCACAACTTGATGCGTGTCGTAATATCGGTACTCGGCCAAACTGCCTGGCGTAATTCCAGATCTTGTCGCTGTTGGTGTGAAAGATGTGCGGGCCGTAGACGTGCGCCTCGATTCCGTGGCGCTGCTCTGTATAGCAATTGCCGGCGATGTGCTCGCGGCGGTCTATTACTAGAACCTTTTTACCGCGAGACATCGCCTGCTCGGCAAACACGGCACCGAATAAACCGGCGCCGACGATCAGATAATCGTACATGCCGCGCTACGCTCACACCATGTCAGGGCTGATGCCTTCAAAAGCGCTGCTCGAGAAAATTCGAATAATGTATTGCTCGCCAGTAACCTGCCCAGGCGTCTTTGTCGCAAGGACAACTGACTTGTTTACTTCCATTGCGCGCGTCGGAGTAATGCACTGGACGTCGTAAGCCTTCTGCAGCAGCGCCAGCAGCAACGCTTCAGGTCGCGCGCTCTCCGGGCTTGCGAAACCGCCGTGGCCTGTTTCCGCAGGTTTGAACGTCAGGACTGCGTCGGGGCCGTTGCCGGTGATTTCAGCGCTATCCCCGAAAATTGACTTGAGGCTTGTTATGTATTCCATAGAACCGGCCATGGCTATCTCCTTGTGTTACAAAACCGCGATGTTAATTGCAGCAGGCTGAACGCTGGCAGTAAGCCCGCTCGTGGCCTACTTGTGCTCGTTTTACGTAGGGGCGAAAGGGGCAGTCGGATTCTGCTGAAAACCCGGCAACCAGCGTTCGGCACCGCGGCTGTTCCGATGCGGTGCAATTCCGGTCGATCGAGAACCGGAACTCGCAGAGACTAAAGCAAGCGCGCGAGGGAGTAACGCGCATAGCCGCCGTCCGTGCGACTCTCCTGCGAAATTCAGACTCCTTTTAGGATTTGGCGGATGTGATCAAGATCCTGCCGACTGTCCTCGATCTGCTTCTCGAGAAAAATCTCGATCCACTTTTTGTGCGCTGCCGTTTCGGCGCTGTTCTTAATTTCTTCAAGCTGCGCAATGCGCTGCGTGTAATTCTGAACAACTTCCGCTTCCATGTCGCAGGCGTATTGGAGGATTTCGCGCGCATCGGTTAGTAAAGGGAATTGATTGCACTCCACCGTCGGGACAGTGCCGAGGCCTGTAAGCATGTCTGAAAACTGGCTAACATGCTTCATCTCACTAGCGGCCTGCTCGAGTAAGAATTCCTTATACTCGTGCGCGTGCAGGCCGGTAATAGCACTCGCGTGATAGAGGTAGAAGCTGAAATGCTTCCACTCGTTTTTCAGATCGTTATTTAACAGCGCGATCAGGTCAGCCAGTTGCATGTTAAATCTCGCGTGGGCGTGGATTTGCACTGGCCGAATATACCCCGGTCAAAAACAGGACGCAAGTCTGTTTACAGCCGATTGAGTATTTTGCCGACAAGCGGGTGGCGCACGACGTCGCTATTGGCAAATTCAAATACGCCAATACCGGAAATGTCGTGTAGCCGCTGAGTAACCTGCGTCAAAGCCACAACTTTGTCGTAAAGGTCGCTTTGCGCCGGGTCGCCTGTGACGATGACTTTGGTGTTTGCGCCAAATCGCGTCAGGAACAATTTAAGCTGGGAGTACGTGGCGTTTTGAGCCTCATCGAAAATGCAAATAGCGTCGTTGAACGTACGCCCACGCATATAGCACAGCGGAGCGAGCACAACAGATTTGTTGATGATCTCGCGCTTGGCGCCCTGCCTGCCGAGCATAATTTCCATCGTGTCGTACAGCGGCTGCATGTACGGATTTACCTTCTCGCCGAATGTGCCGGGCAAAAAACCCAGCTTCTCGCCGGCCTCTACGATCGGCCGCGTGAGGACAATCTTTTCAACCTGCTTGGTGAGAACCTGATTAATGGCGTATGCCATAGCCAGGAACGTTTTGCCAGAACCCGCAGACCCAAGAAGAAAGCTGATGTCGTTATTGGCAATGAGTTCTAACGCTGTTTTTTGCGCTTTCGTGCGCGGCGAGAATTCTACTGGCGTATATACATTACCGTCCTGTTTTTCTTTTCGTTCCTGTTTGCGGGCTTGTCGGCGAGCGGATTTGTTTGCTGTACGTTTAGGTGCTTTAGCCATATAGCATGCATCCTGAAATTATCGGCCGAAGCCGGGAATCGGCAAGCTGGGTAGTTTACTGCCGGAGTTAGGATTAATACCCGCCGGACCGGCCGGTTTTCCGGCTCCGCCTACTTGCGGCAGTTTAATACCGCCGGGTAAGCTGCTGCCGGTTTGCGGGTTAATTCCCGCCGGTCCACGCGGCCTGACCTGAGACGTCGGCGGCATTTGCGACATTGTCGGTCTGGAGTACGGCGAGCTGCTCGAGGGCGGCGTGGCGGATGGCGATGTTACCGGAGTTTGCGGCCTTGGCGCTGTCGCGGCAGCCGGCGTTTTAGGCGCGGGAGACGTAACAGGCGCTGCGGGTTTAGCGACCTGTTGCGGCTGCGGTTCAGGCGGCTGCGCCGGAGTAACGGGCGCGGGCTGCGCCGTACGCGGACCGCGGCGAACAGGCTCTCTGGGCGGCGCGGGCATCTGTCGCTTGTAATACTCGGCAAATTCGTCGCGTACGCCTTCGTGCGGCCAATGCTGGTTGCGGTACGTCTTTTTCAATAAGTCCCATACCTGCATGTCTGTACGTTTATCTTCAGCCGGCAAGCCAAGCCACTGTCTTGCGTGGGCGGAATCAAACGGCACAGCACTGTAAGAGCCGACATACTCGCCTTTTTGATTAAAATCCGGATTGTTGTACGGATTCGCGCCGGGGGTCGGCTTCGGGCCGTACGCTTTTTTCTCTTCGTGCTTTTTGCCCTGCGCCACTTCTTTCTGCGTCTTCTTACTGCCCTTAGGTCGGCAAGAACCCTCAGAATACGCTTTGGCGCCCGGCACTGGTTCGTAACCGGCCCAGCAGCGCGCGGCTTTACGCATGATGTTTATTGCTGCATTTTTTGGAAACCAACTCCGGAACCGCTGTAAATCATTGTCACGTTTCATACTTTTACCCACTCCATATCCTGACCAACCATGTAATGCGTCTAAAAATTGCCGCTTATTCTTATCAGACAGCCGCGCGTATATAGCGTCTGCTTGAGCTTTTGGTAAATCAAACAGATAACCCAATAATTCTTTTTGCGTCGCAATATCACTTTTAATGGCCGCAGAAAACACGCCGTCGGGATCTTGTTGTAACTGCTGAATTAAATTACCGGGGGACGCAGATGTTGGCGTCGCCGCCGTGGCCGCAGGTGCGGGGGCTTGGGACTCCTGCGCAGCGGTCGCTGGCGGCACGGCCGGGGTTGAAGCAGCAGGTTGCGCCGGAGCTGCATTATTATCCGGCATGCCCGTCATCGAGCCCAAATAGCTGCCCGCGTCATTTGTAAATTGCTGCGCAGTTGATCCAAACAAACCACTGCCAGCGCCAGCGACGCCCAAGCCAAGTGCGCCGATAAGCATTGAAATACCATTACCGCCGAGGAGGCCAATCATTGCCGCCGGTACGCCAATCATGAGCCCCATCTTGCTCATGCCGTCCATGTTGTTCCACACGTCATACACCTGACCTATAATTTGACCAAACATGTCAGGTGTGACGTCCGGATTTTTGGCGAGCTCTGAATCTAGCAGCGCCTTGAACCCGTTGTCATTCGCCATTTGCGCTTCTGCTGACGTGGGGTCTTTAGCCCACGCGTCCATAGACGCGAGCAGTTTTGGGTCTATGCTATTGCCCTTCGTTTCGGCGAATTTTTTAACGTAATCTGCTCTGACTGACTCAAGCTCCTGCGGCGTAGCGTTTTTATTTCGCAACTTGGCCATATACGGCGCAGGATCTACGTCTGTTTCAGGCGGCGACGCAGTCTGCTGCGGAGTAGGCTTTGCTGCAGGCTCCGCTACCGCCGCTGTCGGCTCTGCCGCAACCGGTGACGGCGCTGGCTCCGCGGTTGGCGGCGCGGAAGCGGGCGCTGCGAGCGCTGTTTGCGCGGGTGCGGGCGCAATTTGCGGTGTTTGCGCTGGCGGCAGATCCCGCGGTGCCGTGGCTTGCTGCGGCACAGGCGTAGCCGGCGGAGTCGTAGACGCCGGCGAGGGGCGTACAGCCGGTTTAATTACGTTCGGTATTTGCAGCTTTGGCGACGGTATCGGCTCTGGCAGCTTAGGCATTCCGGCGGGAGTAACGTCCGGATTATCCCAAACCGGCTTTTGAGGTTGTGCCGTAGATTGATCTAATGCGGGCGGTTCGCCAACGGCGCGCTTAATTAGCTCGCGCCCGCGCACCCGCTCAAGAATCAGCCCCGCTACGCTCTTCGGCATCATTAACCTCGTCACCGAGTCTTACAACGTCTTTATCGGAGTGGTGCGTGCTGAACTCAAACAGCATCGACTCTTCTAGACCCTTAAACTTGTGCCACATACCTGGCGGAATGTGAAACGCCATGTCGGGCGTCAAAACGAGTGTCGCGGCATTGTCTAGGTCCTCGTCCCAGCCGTACGTCAGCAGGACTTTGCCGCGCTCCAGATACATCACCTCGTCTTTAACCCGATGGTAGTGAAAACTGCATTCCTTGTTCTTTTCGATAAACAGCTTTTTGCCGCAATATCGGCCGTTCCAGATCCAGTCCTCGTAGCCCCACTTCTTCTCGACGTACGTCCGCTGCTCGGCGTTTAAAATGAATCGCTTCTGGACTTCTGCCACGAGTTTTACCTCCGATCAAGTATACAAAAAGCCGCTATCAGCATTACAGCATGAGCAACCACTTATGAAAAGAGAGAAAGCCGCGAAGCGTTAGCTTCGCGGCTTTCCGACCAATTTTGGTCAAAAATGCGCTGCTGATTAGTACAGCAAAAGACCCAGCCAAGTGCCGCAGCCCATACCAAGCGCACTCGCTAATTGTACAAATCCCGTGCGCCAACCGCTCGGCTGCCGCGTTAAGAACAAGACGTTGATGCCGCGAGTCAGTGATATAGCCATTGCCATCGACACGGCCAGCACGACATCGCGGTTTGATAGCGCTCGCGTATAGACGACGATTATGACGTCAGCCAACGCGGTCATTAGAAATACGAAAAGCAGCAATGCGATAAAGGACCGGATTGACTCCGTCTTAAGCATTTGCCGCCGTTGTATTTAATTAATTACGCCGGCATAACTGGCGATCGCGGGCCGGAAGGGCCCATATTGCTGGGGTTCAAGCCACCACCAGCCTGCGCGGGGGCCTGCGACGTGTTATTGATATTTCCAGTCGCAGTGTTGTGCGCGAGCATCGACATGAGCATGGGAAGACCGACACCGCCGCCAATTGCGCCGAGAGCCGGCATTAGCATTGGTGTGCGCTTCTTGCGGTCTTCTTCAGATTGCATCGCACGGGCCAGCGCGTAAAGCGCGCCAGCGCCTAAAACGCCACCGCCAACAACGTCAGCGTTGTCGTAAAGCGTGTTACCTAGTCGTCCAGCAGCGTCGCGGCCAGCCTCCAGCGCCTGCCGCCCGCCACGCACAATTTGGCTATAGGGCGTTTTCTGCGTCGCTAAACCGCTTTGCCGGGCTTGCTCGATGCGAGTGGCGGTCGACGGCTTGGCAGACAGCGACGGAAAACCGCCGTTGGCTGTGCCGTCAGGAAGTTCTGTCGGGGCAACCGGCACAGCGCCGCCAGCTCCGCCTGCTGCGCCAGAAGCGTCAAATTTTGCACGAGCCTCCGGAGACATATGCATCGGGTCGTCAAGATTTACCGGCGATTGTGCCATCTTCTGAGCAAAACGACGCAAAACGTGCGCAGTGGATACGTACATATGTTTGAGCTCCAGTTTGTGCGAGTAAACGGTATTGTATCAAACGGCAAATAAGTCGCACAACGATATTACGGCTTGTTTAAACGGCATTTTCGCCGGTGGAGTGCTTTGTTGTATTCCTTGGCCATTTTCCGGACTTCGTTGTTATAGCAATGGTAGTTCATGAAATGGCCAAAAACAAAATGGCATGGATAGTCGCACAAAGTAACCAAATTGTGCGGATCTAACTCCAAAACGGGCGAAACGCTTACAGGAATAATGTGGTGCACTGTCGCCCTGTTTGTCCTGCCACAAGCGACGCACGCGGGTTCTTTGGCTAGGTGCTCTGCCCGTATTCTGCGCCATTCCCCTGCCCGCTGCCGCATCTCAAGGATTTTGCGCGGCCGAAGCCAGACAGGCAGTAGCTGGAACAGAAAGTCGAGCATGCGTCACCTAGAGCATTGTCCGCCGTCACAGCAGGTTTCGTTGATCATGTGACACTGCTTACAGATTAATTTGCCGCGGATATCCTCAAGTTCGCCCTGGCAGGCAAAACACACCGGCTGAACTTGTTTGCTGCCGCCTACGTGCCTTGGGATGTACGGGCAATTTCGACATTTGTTTCCGCAGCAGAATCCGTGCGCTAGAAGCTTTTCTCTGGACAAAGCGGTCATTTCATGTACTTCACCACGACATACGTGCCCAAAAAAGCGCCGATAGCCAGCGGAATCACGTAAATGATGTTCTGCGAGTACGTGATCACGCCATAGGCCGCAAGGCTGTACAAAAGCGAGCTGGATATCGCTGCCCTGACCGCTGCCCGCTTCCCGACGTAAATCACGTAGAACGCATACAGGATATCAATTAAGAAGTACGTCACAAAAACTGTGGCGGCAACAACCCAACTGAAGTCCGGCATCACAGCACCCCGGCCGTAAAGTTCCTCTCATACGCAGAGTAGACTTCGCTATACGCCACACCCCAGGCCGGATCGTGGGCGAGCTTGTTAAATAGTTCGTCGGTCGGGGCCATGTCCAGCATGTGGTTCCAGGCCCGAGCGTGCGCCCACTCATGCAGTAAAACGTCGATAGACCGGGCCTCATCGAGATTCTGGTCTATCTCGATAATGAACTTCTTGCCGTGTTTCCAGCAGCGCCCCTCGAGCTTTTTACCGAGTTTTCTGCGTCGAACGTTAATGGGGTAGGCGGGTGGAACGTGTTTTCTGAGAGCTTTGATGAGCGCGCGATAATTTTTGAATGAACTGGCCATCCTTGGCTCCTACGCGATTGGGCGTCCTTGCCCGGGAACTACCGGCATGATACCACATAGCGAGTTTTACAGCGTTACTAGTAAAGTCGGTCTACGGGTTTATTCAGCTGATCCCGCCAAAATCCAACATTTGGCGTGTAATCAGTTTCGCCGATGTCCGTTTTGTTTATGAACACCTGTATAGCGTTTAGCGGATATACCACGTATTTTTGCATTAACGTCCTGGCCAGGCAGCAGTCATATTCTCGGCTTGGATTGGCGCGTAGCATAGGTCCGAACGCGCGCTCATTTAAAATAAACGCGTGCGAGCAAACCGCACTCTCGACTTTCGCGACATTGGGGGCGACAAGCTGCAGCCGGTCACCGCCGACCGTGGCGCCAAGAAAAAGAATCTCCCAATCCGGTATTTTCGTAATTTGTGCAATTGCTAGCTCAGTTAGAGCTACGGGATCGCCCTCGTCTGCGTAGATGCGCCCGTCGTCTTCAAAAACAAGAATGTTTTGCATTCCTGCAGATGCGGCGCGCTGCAAAATGTCCCTATGCGCGGCTGCATTGCCTTCGCTATACGCGTAAAGCTCATACTTGCCGGTCGGCAGGCGCGAGTGCCCAAGTTCCGCGGGTGCTCGCCCCGGGACGCGCACAACCTTAGAGCTGAGCCCCAGGTCGGCGAAGTGCGCAATGATTGCGTCGTTTTTATCCGTCCTGGCCGCTAGATTGATGTAAAAAATAGCGTCAACGAAATCAAGTAGTGTCATCGGGCACCTGTATGGTTTTTAACTCATTTAGCACAAACTGCCGTTCGGCATCGGTCGGATAATAGTATGGCTTCCAGCAGTGAATAACGTTTATACCTGCCGGCTGCTGCGCTTCTAGTTCCACCATACTGCCGGGCCAACCAGCTCGATCACCCATGTGCGGTATGTTTGAATGAGTGTACTGCCCCAGCTGATCCCACAGACCAACACTACATTTTGCGAGCATAAAAACAGTTGTGAGTGCGGCGTCAGTCCACATCGACGGCGCTGGATACTCGCCGCCGTGGATATTACCGCCGGTTGCAAGATCGTCGAGCATATGCCAATCGGCTTTTTTGGCGATGTCATGCGCGTAAATGAATTTTACGCGATTAAAAACCGAGCCGCCACAGCCGTATATACCGCGCGGCCCAGTAAAGCCGGCATACCTATAAAAATTTTCATGCATCGCGCGGCCGCCAAGACTGGATAAATCAAACGGCGGGGGCCCAATCAGCGGCGCCTTCACCCAGACATCGTCCTCGAAATGAACGATCCAGTCAGCGTGTTTTAATGTTGTTTCGCACGCTTCGCGTACGCGGCGGAGCCACGCTGATATTGTTTCCAGGTCAAAAGCCGGTCGGCCGCTGTTTGAGTCGTTCCGTCCTTGCTTGTCTGTTTTTTTGTAAACGCAACCAAATTTTTGTGCGACAGGTCGGAGGATATCTGTGTTGTCCTCGTAGAGCGCAACGGGCTCAGTCGGATAATGCTTACGAAATTGCGCTAATGCGTGATAACACGCTTCGATGCGGTAGCCAGACTGATAGAACAAGCCAATACGCATAAACGGCACTACCGCGAAAAATGATAATCGGCGTCAGGGCCGTTGCCGCAAAAGTCTGGCGTCGCAGCCTGGTGCACGAGTTTAAAGCCCATAGCTTCAATAAGCGGAATTGTGTCAGCTACAAGTTTTGCGCCAATGTTGTACTGGATGTGTTGCATTTCAACAATAATGTGCTGCACACTGCGCAGGGTATCCGGCATACCGAGAAGAATGTCTAACTCAGCGCCCTGCACGTCTATTTTGATCAAATCTGGCGCGGGAATGCCGTGCGCTGCCGCAACAACGTCAATCGTCGTAGATGTGCGCTGCTCACCCGCGCTTTCCGGATAAAGATGCGAAGCGGCGGCCGAGTGTTGCGGGTTTTCTTTGTAGTAAGAATTGCCGCTAAAACAAACAGGGTGATTATAAAAAGTCAGCTCTCGGTCGGCCAAGTCGCTAAACACGCCGATGTGGTATTGCACGCCGTATTGCTTGTAAAACGGCTCAAACTCGCGTACGGCCTCAAATGCGATGATCTGCGCATCCGGCCAAATTTCTCGCGCGTTTTTGTACCAATGCAAAACACCCGCACCAATGTCGTAAATTACTTTTGGCGATATGTTGAGCGCGTCGCGCATGTGCCGCAAATACGCGATATGCTGCTCTGGTATGTTGGCGTCTTTGTGAAAATTGGTGTAGTACGCAAGCAGCTCTTCCGGCGTGTGATTATGCATTTCAACCCGCCAGTTCTTCAATAAATGCCATCCAGCGCTGGCCGACCATTGCGACGGATAAGCGGTCTAATATAAATTGCGCGCCGCTAGTTCTAATCTTTAGCTTAAGCTCCGGGTTGCCGTCGAGATGGTTTACGGCCGCTATGAGATTATCCACGGCTTCTTCACTTTTAAACAATCCGGGGATGTCTTTGCTTAGCGGTTCAGCCTGCATGACTGCCGGATCGGCGCCCGCGGGGAACGGGACCCAGTGGCAGTAGCCGTCAAAATTTTCAGGCAAGGCGCCGAGCGGATACGTAATCGGTACGCAGCCCATCGCGATAGCCTCGGCGACAACGCACGAGAATGTGTCCTTATGCACATCCTGATACGGAGTATAAAGCGGATACACAAAGTATTCAGAGCTCGCCAATTCTCGAAACAGCGTAACTTTGTCAACGCCGCCATGCATGTTGAAAAAATTGTCAGTGTGCTGATGAATAACCATGAGATAATCAAACGCGTGAAACTCTTTGTCCGGATACGGCAGCCGGCGGACGACCTCAAGCGCAACGTCGCCGCCGCGAGGCCACGAGGCGTGAAAGATAAACTTGTGCGGTTTTCTTACAATATTTTCGGCGCGTACCTGATTTAGCACGTCATCGGGTACTGGATTGGGTATCTGTGCAGTAAGGCAGGCGTAGCGGTCATTTGCCGACGCGACGATGCCGTAGTTCATGCTGCGCTCCCAGTCGGAGATGTGCACGAACCCGAGTTTTAAGTTGTTCTGCTGCGCAAACACGATCATTTCGTCGACGCCGTAGATCCACTGCATATGACACCAGTAGATCAGCGCCTTTGTGATCTTTACCGGCAGATTGGCGTAATCTTGGTACCAAAGCGACGATACAAGAATTTCGTATTCGCTGTGTCGAATGCCCGCTAAGTCAGAGTCGCAGTACTGTACGCCGTTTACGACGCGGCCAGAATTAAACGTCTGCCCGGCTTGAGCCAGCTTTTCGGCCAACGGCGGCTCGAACTTGTCTGACACGATCGTTACGTCGTGTCCGTGCGCTGCTAAATGCTCGGCCACCAGAATCGTGCTGGTGTCGGTGCCGGAGCCGCCCGCGCCGCCATATCGAAGGCTTTGCCCGTCTAGATACATACTGCGCCGAGAGTTTCCGATGATTACGAAAAGAATGCGCATGTCAAATCCTCTTTTCGTACGGCGGGCTCCAAGACTTTTCTTCGTCGAGCAGGTACATCAAGATCTTGCGCGGCTCGCTCTCTGAATAAAATGTAGCCGTGTGCGCCGCAACCTGTAATTGCAGCTCAGCCACGCCAACTGCGGCCGTAAAATCTTTGCGGTAGAGCTCTGAGCCAGATTCGTTCAAAATGCCAAGAGTCAGCACCTTTGGCTTGTCAAAATTCAGCGCGCGGAAAAATTCAGTGTCCCAATGCACTGTTAGTTCGCGTTTATGCGAAATGAACTGATTGTCGTAGTCTTCAGGATTGGGTGGCTCTTTAACCTGCAGCGTATAGTCCTGAATACGACAGTTCTTGAAATCAAAGCCGCCGAACACCTCGTACTCCCGAAGCGTGCGGGCAGATCCAAGCCCGTGGCGCCCCATATCGATGCCGTGAGATTCCTGCCCGAAAAGCTGCCGCGTTTTTTTGCGCGCGTAGACATCCCGTTCGCCGCTGGTCTTCTTGGTCTGTGATTCCGTGCCGTGGTCTTCCCAGTGCTTAGGGCGGCCATGGCGTGTGTACTCGTGCCAGATGTATTGCCGGTACGGGCTGAAAAAGTCGTATCCGCTCGTCCATGCCCTGACGCTCATTGTCGTTTCTTCCGTATAGCCGCCGAAATAGATATCGGGATCATACGGCACGTCTGCAATAAACCGGCCGGCTGCAAACAAGAAGTGCCCGCTCACGGTACGCGCGCGAATTACCTTAGTGCGCGTCTTGTAGTCCATGATGTGATACGGCCGGCTCATCAGCAGCTTGTCTGAGCTGAACTCGTACTGACTCATCAGGCATGGCAACTGCTCATACTGCGCCGGATCCTGCCCGTTTTCAAATGGCGTCAGATACGTAGACAGGACGGGCTTCTTTGACATTTCTTTGGACTGATAATAGTCCTCGAGCATCATCTGGTCCCAGTCCTGCGCAAACCGATGATGGCTGTCTAACTGCAGGAACAGGGGCTCGCCGTTGTATAGCGAGAACGTGATATCGCGCGCCCAGCCTAATCCCTGGCTCTCTGAATAGTGATGCTTACTGACTCGGAAATTGGGCTGCTGGTCGTACTGGTTAATATCCTCAGTCTCGTCGTACTGCCAGCAAATACCAAAATTAAACATGCCGGGATACTTGGCTTTTGCCAGCATGTCAGCGATTGTGACCGGAAGCTGCGGGTCACGGTAAGAAGCCAGCGCTACGAAAATCTTCAGTTTTGCCGACACAGATAAGCCCTCAAGTACGGGTATAACTTGTCCGGTTATACCTATACCCTACGCGGCATTTTTCGGCAATGTGATTTTCAGTCGTTGTCGTCGCTGATATTAGAACCGAACAGGAAGTCCTTGATTTTTTCAAACGTCGTGCGCTTGTCATCCGCGTTTGCCGGATCTTCCTTGAAGTCCTTCTCGGCTTTAATCTTGTGCTTTTTCGGCGATATGTATTGCTGATAGGCCAGGCCCGGAATCGGCGTGCCCATGTAAAAGCGCGGCGCCCTGTTCCCAAACGTCATGCTCGTGCCTGGGATGAGTTTTTTGACGGTTAAACTAGGTCCGCCCAGGCTCATGTTTACCGCGAGGTTGTCATTTATCGGAAAGCGCTTGTACCACCTAAACCCGGCTCGCTTCTCTTTTTTTTTCCGGTCAACCCAATTTTTGTACGCATAATACGCCGCAATAGGCGCGCCGACTGCCAGGCCGCCCATGGCAATATTACCAGGCGTAAAAAAGCTTTGCCCAGAACCCTGCTGGTCGCGCAGCGCTGTCTCCAAGGCTTTAAGCTGTTCTGGCGATAGCCCAGCTGTTCCCTGATTGCCGCTCGTCAACTTGCCGTACGCGTCAGCACCAGCCGCAAAACCAGCGCCCGTCGCAAGAACCTTACCGGCCGGCAGTAATTTTTTTGCAAAAGGTAACGCAGCGGTGCCGGCGGCGCCCAGCGCACCAGCCACTGTCGTTACCGCAGGTGCGGCCGCAATAGTTGGTGCGCCTAAAGCAACTGCCGGGGCAGCCGCGCCAGCGACCGCACCAGCGCCGCCGGCAATGCGGCCTAAAGTTTTCAACCCAAACTCAGTCAAATCGGTCGACGGCTCTTGCCACGCCCTCGACCACGGGTTGTAAAATTTATTGAAGTTGTGCGCGTAGTCACCAGCAAATGTCCGGTCCGCCGACTCTTTAAATAACTGCTGGCCAAATTCAAATGCCGCTGTCTTTTCTTTGGGCGTGCCGACTTCGCGGAGCAGCTCGCGGAAGCGCTCGTTAATCCGCTCTTTTTCGTTTGATAGCCGTTCCAAGATTTCGTCTCCCGTGCGCTCTCTGCGATATCCCAGCATTTTACCCCAAAAGCTCGGGTCTTCCGACTTTGAAATAAACCGCTGAACATGTACGTTTTTCAGCTCTTCCGGCAGGTCGTCGTGCGAGTCAAAACGTAAACCACGGCCGCGGGCTTGCTGCGTCCTGGATTCGTGCCAGTGCGGGTCCAAAAGCTGAATAAGGTTAGTGCCCTTCGTAGACAGACCTTCAGCGCCAGCCGGGCCGATTAAAAGCGCGCGAAGCTTGCCGGCGTTATAGTCCGCCAGAGCTTTTTGCCGCTGCTTTGTAGGGACGCCGCCGTGAAAAACGCCGTGAGGAATGTTGTAATTCGCTAACGCGGCCGCATACGGCTCTACGCCAGCTCCGATATGATTCGAGTAGATAATCGCTTTCTTGCGCGGGTCAGAGTCCAAGAGCTCGCGGAGGCGCTTATAGGCTTCCTGGAGCTTGCCCGACTGCTGGAAAGACTTGAATGCGTCATTGTCTACACGAAACGGCCGAGTACTAACCGAGTTTTGCCGCAGACCGGTCAAAAAGCTATTTAACTTCGACAGCTCGTCCTTGCTCAGCGGAAACTCCTGGTCAAGTTTCCATAAAAAGCCCGGCGGAATCTTCGTGCGCAACGCCGTTTGAATTCTTTTCTGGGCAGCCGTCAGCGGAACTTCAATTTTCTCTTCGTTGACGTTCACGCCTTCAGGAGTTTTACTCGGCTGATAATCCACGTGCCCCTGAAGAAGACTGCGCAGCTCGCCTTCGTTCTTCACAACTGGTTTTACGCCCGGCTTAATACCCATGGCCCAGTTAATAAGCCCCGGGTGGACGGTCTTGTAGCCGATGTACTTCTTCTCGAATTCCTGCGGCGAGATGTTCTTCCGCGCCACAATCGAGATAAGATTGGCCAAGTCGCTCGGGGAATTCGTGATCGGGCTACCGGTGAGCAGTAAAACGCGCTTGGCCTGATTGGCTACGTCTGCGGCTGCCTGAGCTGCTGCGCCCCCTGGATTTCGCAGCCGGTGAGCCTCGTCCATGATCACGGTCTCAGGCGGCTTGGAGAATTTCTTACCCAAGCCCAGCCCCGTATAGCTCAGAATCTCCGGATTGCTACCCTCGGTAAACTTCTCGACCTCTTTTTGAAAGTTCCCGCGCAGACTCGCCGGGGCCACAATACCGTAGTCTTCGTCGTATTTCTTCTTAGCAGCCTCAGCAGCAGCCAGTGCAGACAGAGATTTACCACTGCCCAGCCCGTGATACACAATCATTCGCGGGCTTTCTTCCGTAACAGTCTCCTGAATGCGTTCTTGGTGCGGCTGGAGATTGACCTCAGGGAGCAGGTCGGCTTGCTTGCTGTTATTTTGTTTTTCTAGCGTTTCCTGCGACTGCGGCTGATTGCGCTGCTGCTGCCTGCGTGCAAGCTCTTCTTTAAAATACGGCAGCTTTGCCGGACCATACGGTCCGCTGCCGTTGTGCGCTACTTCGTATTCAATTTCTTCATCTGAAAAACTTTGCACGAATTGGCGAGCCTCTCTGTCGGCGTCTTTAGGGTCTTTAGGCGCGTTAGACGATAACAACCGCGCTGCTGCTGTTGGATCGGTTTCACGCAATTTTTTTAAATTCGAATCGTAGTAGTCGCGATGCTGGTGCTGTAAAAACGCCTGACCTTCTGGCGTGTTTAACAGGTCTTGCATCGTGCGGTGGCCAGACGTGAACCCGTGTTGTTTGGCCTGCTCCGCCATCCAACGGGCGCTAGGGGCGTAGTTCGGCGAGAGCTGCACGTTGAAGTTTGGCGTTTGTCCGGTCGCTTTCCCAGCGGCTTCAACGGCATGCATTTGTTCGGCTAGGACGGCCGCCGGTTCGTGGAAAGCACCCGACGCGCCTGCGGGATTAAAATGTATGCCGTAGGCGGGCTGGCTTTCAAAAAATCGCCGCTCTTCCTCGGTGCCAGCTTGAATCTGCGGGGCGTGCCCCGTCAATTCATGTAGCAAGACGAGTGACCGCGGCATGGCACGCCCCCACGCATACTCGTCTTGACCATTGGGCCCCTGACCCTGCCCGATATACTCTTGCCCTTTTGGTAGTGTTATTACGCCACGGGGCGAAAAAACTGATTTGTCCAAAGAACCAGTTGATTCGTCGACGCGCACTGGAATTCTAAACCGAGATTTGCCGGCATTTGCAGCAGATGTGTCGCCAAGATCGGCTGGTGTCACGCGCGATAACGGCGCGATTTTGCCGTACGGTGTGTCCGCGCCGTGTGCCGCACGATCTAAAGCTTCCTGTTTGAATTTTTTTTGACGCTCTGCAAACCGCGCATTCGGGTCAACTTCCCTCTGTTGTGCGTCGACATAACTCCAATACGTGTTGCGATCAATTTCTGGTTTTTGAGACGGCACAAAGTTTGTAGCGAGTTCGCGGTTTGCTTTATCGTTCAGGTTTTGCGTGTATGTTTGGTGCGCGCCGGGGTGCTGGTTCAGGTGCGCGTCGATATTTGAGTAAAACTGCGCCCGGTTCGGCCCAAACTGCAGTCCAGTGCTGTAGTTGTTATGCGTCCAAGCATTGGCTCCAAAATTACCGCCCTGTGCTTTATCAAATGTCGCTTCCGGAAGTTTTGCTTGCTGCAGATGCCCCCAGTTTTCAGTTTGCGCAAATATCGGTTTACCGCCATTTCGGGCGTAACTATTCGTAAACGAATTTGTTGATGCCGCTGGCGGCTTGATCGATGGCGGCGAACTTGCGCCAATGCTAGGAGCAGACGGCGCCGGTGGGCTCCCGCCCCCGGACGACGCGGCGCCATTTTCTGCCGCCACTTTCTCTTTCACGTACCGCTGCATGGCTTTTCGCTGATACTCGTCCATCATCTCTACTACACCATTTCGCGCCTCGTTAGGGACCAATTTCGCAGGGTCGATTCCCCAGTTCCGCAGCGCCCAGCCCCGTCTTGGAGTGGGATTACTGGCAAAAGGCCCGCCATGCCGCGCTTTAAAGCTCAGCCAGCGTTTCATCTGCCGCTCGTCTTCGTCTGGAATACGGCGACCTGCGGTGTAGCGCTTATACCACTGCGCCCAGCCCTTCGGGTCGTGCTCGCTGATCCACTCGGGCTTCCATTCGCCCAGGCTGGCTAGACGCGGACCCTGGCCACGGTACAGCGCGTCGTACACACCCAGATTCTCAAGCTGCTCTGGGGTGTAGTCCGGCTGAAACCTGGCGGACAGGTCATCTTCGGATTGCGGGGCGCTTTCAGGCATTATTTCAACTCTTGGGCAGCCTCAGCTTTGATTATCTCCGATTCTACCCAATCCGCGTATAAACTCACACGCGTAAACGCCGCTTCGTCCGTATACGTCCCGTCCGGTTTTTTGTCCAGCGCCATCAAAAACGAGTTAATTCCGGCTAATTTGTTGCCAATAAACAAGCCGCCGCCAGAGTCTCCCGGGCAGATTAAATACTCCAGCGCCGTCTTATTGGCCTGGCTGGCGTCCACAACGAGGATATTACGCTCCATTCCCGTAATAACGTTGCTACCGGCCCTGCGCTGCTTGTCGTACTGTGTGCCGCCTGTGTGAAACGTGCCATACCAGCCAAAGCCGGCGATCGTGGCTGGCCTGTTCAGCTCGTCGTTATCTGTATAAAGCGGCGTGTAAAACTCGAGCTCGAAGTCTTTTGGCGAATAGCACAGCGCGAGATCGTGATATCCGTAAAGCTCATCCAAATAATCCGGATGCGGGATAATCTTTGTCAGCGCATGATCGCCAGAGTCGCGCAGAATAGATTGATCGCGCGTATGGGCTACTACGTGCGCCGCTGTCAGAACCCAATGCGGGCGGATGACAACGGCGCTAGCGTAATGCACCGTGTCTAGTTCTTCAGGGTCAGGTTTGTGTTCTTTCCGCACAACTGCCCGGATGCGCATGACAAACGGAAACTGCCGGCCAAATTCAACGTATCTGCTGTCAGGTGTGTCGGGGTCGCGCGTACCAGATCGCGCTGTGTTTGCTGTCAAAAAGAAAATGACGACGGCCAAAATAATTGTGAAAGGTCGCATGTTCGCCTCCTGCGGCGCTATACAGCGTAAAACAGATTAATGTCCCAAGGAGTCTTTACTTCCGGGACTAAATCGTTGCGGACAAAAACCATGTCGCACTGATGCCAACTGTCGCCGCAGTAGTGCATATCAACAATGTCAAACAAGTCAAATTCGTGTTTGATGAGATAGGTTATAACATTTGCAAAGTTGATCGGTGTCACTTCAACAATGACTGCGGCGACAAGAGGTAAAAGATTTGTGCAACCCAGTAGTACATCAGCTTCTGGGCCGTCTACGTCAACTTTAAGCAATACGTCTGGCTGCACGTCTTTAACGCGCTCATCGACTCGATTGTCAGTAGAGTTTGCTCGAAAACAGTATGCAACGTAATCGATATCTTTGTACGTTTCTGCATACGTGGAGATCCATTTAGGATCGGTCTCGATGAGGTGGTGCTGCGCATTTGGAAATGCAGCTATTAAGAACTCGGTACAATCTGACACGCCCACGTCAATAATTGTCTTAATATTGAGCGGGGCAAGAACTTTGAGCGCGGACTCTTTCGTAAGTTGTCTTTTGGTGCGTTTCGCAGCAGGCGCATCGTCGCGCGCTTTAACGGCGTAATTTTTACGATACTGCCCCGAGCCGTAAGGCCACTGCTGCCGAAAATTAACCCAGTTCGGTTCAGCTAGTTTGTACCTGTTTAGAAACGTGTCGCGACCGACCATCCAATCTGCTTGGTTCCAGTTCAGCGTGTGCGTCCGGTGAAAAAAGAAAGGCTCGCCGAGCCAATTCATCTCGACGCCTTTCTGACCAAGGTGCCAAGGAAGCCAATAATCCCACATAGGCCTACCCATGCGAAATTCTGGCAACTCGTCGACCAGTTCGGCGATCTGCGGAGAGATTACAAAAATATCCAATCCCCACACTTCTCGCGCGTAACTTAGCGGGGTTGTTTTGTAGTTGTGTCTAATCCCGACCGTTAACTTTGACGCGTCTACTTGGTCAAATAATTGACTGCGCTCGCCGATGATCTCAATATCAGAATTGATCAGCATTATTGAGACGTCTAATAGTTTTGCCACGTCTATAAGCCGATTAATGCTTGGCGATTTATGTCCTACGTTTGGTGTGAAGTGAATAACGTCCACCAAATCTCCGTAAGCCTGCCACATGGCGTCGAATTCATCGCTAAACTGAACTGCGTGAACAACAAGGCCAAATTGTTTCCATGTCGCTAGTGCTGCGCGCTGGCGGTCTATGCCGCTGTTTGGATTAAGCGACGTAACCGCAATCAAATCAGCAATTTTTGGCTGCGCTTCCGGTTGTTGTAATAGCTCTGACATGGTTATTGACCCGTCGCTAAGCCGTCGAGCCGGTCGTACATGTCAGGTTGCGTAATTGCAGGCATGGCTGGTTGGCCGTTTTGCCGGAGAAGCTCAAGCGCGTATCTACCACCAGCGTCGGGCGTAAACCTAAACGGCTGCGCAATCCACGGGTGCTCTTTTGTCAGAACGTTGTCCCACACAGAACGAGCTAAGACACCGCGCCACGCATCAGCATTTGTCTGATTTGAGGTGTAATCGCCGGTATTCGGTTGTGTCTGATTGCGCCAACTGGGCTTGAAAATATTGCCAGTTCGAATAGCGTCGAGAAATCCGCGATATTCTGGGCGAGACGGCGTAATATCAAAACGATCCAGCGCTGTGCCCTCGACATTCTGCCCGTTTTCTCTGACCGCGAACTGCTGGCCGCCGACTAATGAATCCGTGCCGAGTAGATCAATAGTTGGCTTGCGCTCAGCGGCATTAAACGCCCGAAAAGCCGCCAGCGGGTTTTTGAAAAATCCGGTGATATCTATTCCGTTTTGTTTGTCCTCGGCTCTAAAGTAGTCCTCTTTGGACGTGCCTGGCGGAAGATACGGCAGCGCGTCTTCGTACGGTATCGCAGCAGTCGGCGGCAATCTCGTGGGAAGCATGAGCGCCGAGAGGTTCTGCAGGTACTCAGGCGATTTCTCATTGAGCGAGTAATACGCCGGGCCTTTTTGGCCGGGATTACGCTGCCAAACACTCTTGGTCGGATCGTGAGAATCGACGCCCATAGAAATGCGATTGAGCTCGCGACGGGCAGCCAGCGCCCTATCAAACGTGTCTTTGTTTCTGAAATACGGTGTTTTCTTGTCAATAGCAGCAGGGTCATAGCTCGGCTTGTCGTGTATCAGCGCATCACGAACGTGCGCTAACGATCGCGGCATTAACTCTTTAAGCGTGCTGCCGGAGTCGTAGCCAAACGGCAGCATAGAGTTTGTGATATATCTGCGCGCCCTGTCGCCGGCAAAGTTTGACACACCAGCGCCAATAACTGCTCCGCCTAAAATACGCTTGAGCGCGCTGGCTAAGCGTTTGCCCTTTGGCGCGCCGCGGATGTAGTCATACAGCGCGCCGGCCCCGGCACCAGCCGCACCACCTAAAAGCAAATCAGGCGCATGAAGATTGGGCAGCTGCGCGCGAATGTCATTTAGACTTACAGCTGAAAGCTTTTCGCGCTCTTCCTTGTCCTGCTTGTACTTCTGGTACAGCAAGTACATGCTTAATGCGCTCATGCCCGCTACAGGGAGCATATACGCCAGACTGCCTTCCGGTTTATTTGCCCCGGGGCCGTACGTATTTGTAAAGCCAGGCTCTTGATTCTGCCGCAAAACAGGATCGGCTTTGGCCAGCTGGCTCGCGACGTCCGGCGTCAGCGGGGGGAGTTGTGCGCTCATAATGTCCCCGCGCGATTTCAGGCGTCTTCTTCTTTGTCGCGCCGCTTTTTCTTCGGCTGCTGGTTCATGTGGTTGTACAGGCCATAAAGCCCCGCACCGCCAAGCCCCAACGCCAAACCAGCGGGGCCGTACTTCATCAGGGCATCGTAAATGCCGCCTTTACCGCCCTTATCGCCCCCGCCACCGCCGGGATTAGCTTGGCCTTTACCAGCACTAGCGGCCGCCTCTGCGTCAACGGGACCAAACGCGGCGTTTACTAAATCTGCCGGATTCGGTTTATTAGCGGCGGGCTGCGAGGATCGTGGCAGCGTGCGCTTTGGACCTCCGCTCTGTACGCGATCTTCTTTTGCTTTTGGCGGCAACGCATTTGGCGCTATGGGTTTTCTAGGAACCGGCAACCAATCCGGGCGGTTCCCAGGAAGGCCCGAGTTCGCTTGAAATGGTTTCGGCGGTACCGGAATACGGCTAGAAGAAACAACAGGCGCAGATTTTGTTGCCGGAACATCTCGCGGGTTTAGCGCTGCGGCCGGATCGTACGGCGGCAGTCCAACGGGCAAATTCATTGCTCGTTCGGACAAGGGCGGTGCGTTGCCAGTTAAGTTATCTAGATCGAATCCAAGTTTTTCGCCAAACGCAAACGCCTGCTTGTCTGTAATCACGCTTTCGGAGTGCTCTGTCTCGTCCGTTTCGGGCTTGCCGATTTCTTCGGACTTTTCGTCGGCCTCGAGCACGGCAGGGCTAGCACTAGTCGTGTGCTTTTTATTCGTCGGGCCATTCGGCATGTCTTGGTATGAGCACGATGACGCGGCAATTTTGGCGCCGAATGCAATAAGGCTCATGGCTTCTTTTTCTTCTTTATTTTCTTTGCGGGCATCGCGCTCAGCGAGAACGCGCTCAACCATTTCGTCTTCAGACTCATACGGCCCGATCGCGGTATCGACGATGCCTTTGCCGAGCATGCCACCTGCGCCATACCCCAGCGCGCCACCCAGGCCCATACCCACAGGGCCGCCGAGCATGCCGACGCCAACGCCTAACGCAGCGCCAGGAGCAGAACCAAGATCCCAGCCAAGACCTTTTAAAGCGCCTCGGCCGGCAGCTAATACTCGTTTACCTTTACGGCCCGTGAGCGCGCCACCTAAAATACCAACTGTTGTCCCAAGCACCGCCTCTTTTTTCTGCTCGCAGTCTTCTTTCTTCGGCAGCGCTTCGGGCTCGTTGTCCAAGCGCCGAAACACCGGCTGCGGGACTTTATCGCCGGCCGCTGTGACATGCATCGGCGTTTTGTTCTCGGGCGCGTCTTCAGCGCTGCACTTGCAGTTCCACTTCCGCAGTGATTTGTTAATACGCGAGTCTGGATCTTTCTTGGTGTCGGATCCAGTCTCGTGCTTCTTCATGCCGCACATCCGCGAGCAGAAAGAATTCTGGCGCTTGGCCCGGTCGCCTGTTGGCTTGGACTCTGTCACGGGAGCTTTTAAATTGCCGCCCGTAGCTTTGTTATAGCTAGCGCGACCTTTGGCGTTTAATCCGCCTTCTTCGTTCTTACCGGCGCTGCGCTGCCATGCGGGAGAGCCAGCGGTCTTTTCAGCCTTATAACACGACCCGCCAGGCTTCCGGCATGCGCAATCCGGGCCGCACTTACACGTTTTGACCGTGTCGCCGCAGCCACAGGAACAGGGCGTATGGCTCGTAGCAAGCTTTTCGCCAAACGAAAACGCAGAAGATTTGTGAATAGCCATAAAGCCTCCTCTGAGGAATTATAGCCAAACACGGCGGTTTTCTGTAATAAAAAACGCGCAGCTGAAAAGCCCGGCGTTTTACGTAATACGAAATAATTACGCGTTAAATCTGGGACGCCTCGCGGAAAGCTTGATCGACCTGTTCTTCGTTTAAACCAAGTGCTTGCGCTAAAGGTACGAGCCACGGATGGGTGCGCTCTACATAGGGCGCGTATTCCCACTCTACCCGCACAATTTCGCGGGTTTGCTGGTCTGGAATAGCGTCAATGGCTGTTTCAATAGCTGAAAGCGCAATACCGTTTTGAACGAGCCACAGTCTTATTTGGCGCGCTGTCACGCTAATCGGTATCGCTGTTAGTTCAGGCAAATCGTCTGACGAATCGGGCATGAGCGCCCAATCGCTGTCATTGCGAACTCGCGGCATCCAACCGGGCCAGGCCGAGAGCATTGCCCGCCGGTTGGGCGTGCCGGGGAACGTCCGCGTCTCCTCCGCAGGCTCGCATGCGCGAAACGCAGCAAACGACGGCCACACGCCGACCGTCCACGCACCGTCGCCCGCACTAGTGATAATAGCCTCCCTGTCGCTGCCGTCCGTGTAGCTGATCATTTGTGATTCCAGAAAGATGATGTGGTAAGGTTTGTGTCAAACGTCCGGCTGCCCGCCACGCCGTAGATCACTGGGTTCGCCACGTTGCGCGGCATCATAAAGAGTCGCCCGTCTGCGAGTACGCACGCATTGTTGTAATCGTTGCTGCCGCTATATGTGGTCGCAGGGTCTGGGTTTGTCAGCGTATCCGTGCGCGGGTCGTAGCATCGCACAACCAATGAAAACGCTGGAGCCAGTGCAATAGTCCCATCGGGCAGGAGAGCGCCGCCAATGTGTACGGTGTTTGACGCAGTGGCATATGTTCCCGACGGGATCGTCATCCGATCATTTTTCCAATCGTAAATAAGCGCCGTGGTGGTGTGCGACGGCGTAATGAAAACCCGTTCGTCAGCCATGAGGACGCCGCCATACGCCACACTGCCATTATTCGGAGCCTGCACCGTATTCATCACGCCTGCCGACGTAACCAATGAGTCTGTCTGCGGACGATAGATGTAGACCGGCGTGTTTGGAGTGCCCGTAAACGGCACCACAAGAATGTCCCCACTCGGCAGCAGCATGCCCGCGCGATAGGCGATAGCGGTATTGAAATTGCCGCCCGCAATACTCAGCGTATTAGATCGCGGGTCATAGATTCTTGCATTGGCTGCCGTCGGCGGGCCGCCGGGCGGTATATACACGCGGCCGTCTGCCATAACGCAGCCGCCAAAATGTTGAAATCCGCCGGGGAACGTGCCGGCTGGAGTCGATAGGCTGTCCGTGACAGGATCGTATATGCGCGCGGTTGTTCCGTTATACGGAATGATGTATATCCGCCCGTCTGGCAATAGCGCGCCTCCGAAGTAAGCGAGCGACCCCGGAAACGTGCCGCCCGGGGTCGACACCGTGTCGTTGCGCGGGTCGTAAATTCTCGCTGTTGTCCCGAGGACAGGCGGCAGATACACCCGGCCGTCCGCCATGAGGACGCCGCCGGCCAATGACGTACCTGTTGGGAACGTCGCGCGGGATGTGTATTTGCGCCACGTAAACGTGTTGCCACGTATCGTCGCCAGCATCGACTCTCGCATTGCCGGCCACTGCGTGCGAAGATCGCGCCGCCAATCCAGCGCGCCGTCGATCCTCCCCGGCGTCGAAACAGGCGAGGCGGGAGCGCCGCCGAGGCCGAGAGGCATGGCTACAGACTGCGGCGACGGCGGATAGATTCCAGCGTTCACAGGTCCGCGCCGAGAGCCGTGACGTCGATGCTTTCCGCGTTGTGAGTGGACACGCGAATCGACCATGACGCAGACGGCAGGATGAGATTGTTGTAGACGACTGAGACTCTGGTCGACTGCACACTTGCCGACACTGTCGCAGCCGCCACGGCGATCTCGTCTAGCGCAAAAAACGACGAACCATCGTGCAAGAACACACGCACCTGACCAGCCGTGGTGGTGACGCGCGCCTTGATGACAATTTCGGCGATGCGTGTCCCTGTGGCCGCTCCAGTGATGAGCGTCGCGACAGTTCCACTGCCGTCGCGGTTGGTGTTTGCGGTTGCGATGTTGACGCTCGCGATGCGCGGCGTGACTGCGAAGGCTGGGGACGTTGCCATAGAAAGCTCCTATCTGAATGTCTGCCAGAGATACAGGTTCATCGCTGCCGCTGCTTTTGTCGAGAGCCGCGAATCTTCGAGCGTGCCGCTAGTGATCTGATTTGCTGCGAGTGATACCGGGTCTGAGCCCGAACTCACGTGGGTGCTGGCGTGCCCAGCCACGTTTGATGACAAATTCCATACGTAGCCAGACCATGTATACACACGCCCGTTCTGGGTGCTTGTCTGGCCGACGCTGGGAGATGATGGGAATGAGAGAGCCATTAGTTTACCTATATCCTAGATCGCCGCCGCCTCACGAAACGCATCGTCCACCTGCGCCTCTGACAGCCCCAGTACCGCAGCAATGGGGATAAGCATCGGATGAGTCCGATCCACATACGGAGCGTGATGCCACTCCACCCTGCACTCCTCGCGGGTTTGCGGGTCTTGGATCGCTTCGATGGCTGCTTCGACCTGAGAGAGCTGAATCCCGTGCCTGACCAGATATAGGCGAATCTGCCGTGCCGTCACCGACTCAGGTACAGGCTGTGTCGGCAACGACCACTCGCCGCCAATCCACTGGTGGGCGTCCGAGGGCCGCGCAGGTAGCAGCGTCCACGCGGCGGACTTGGGATTGCCGGCGGCCGCCCATGCGGATACGAGGTCGTCGGGCAAGTCTCGGATTTCGCCGTCCGTGCCGATGTACAAGCTCATGCGTAGACCCTCGGGTGATCGGATACGGTGGCCGCGTTGACGTTGGTGAGCGCGATGCCCCGCGCCATGTCGCCGATGTTTCGGATCAGCGGCGCGTAAAAAACGAGCGACTGCGGGCGCACTTGGTCGCACGTCACGCCTTTGCCGAGGCTGGCAACCTCGTCGGCTGTAAGGGCAACATTCCACACGCCGACCTCCGCCAGATCGCCTGCCCAAAAGTTTTCGTAGGCGCCGCCGCCGGAGCCTTGCTGCGCTCCGATGCCCATTTCGGTGAACGTGTTGTACGCGCCAATGGAGCCCGTGCTGGTGACAGCATTTCCGCCGTTCATAAAGATGGTTCGCGAACTGAGCGATGTCACAACCCCAGCCGCGTGGACCCACTGATTGTTAGCCGAGGTCGCTGTGGTTTCGGCTGGCGACTGCGACGACGTGATAGTGCCGAGCCGGAATGCGCCGGTCGACAGCATCACAATCTGATTTCTGTGTCTCGTTAACGCCGGCGCCTGCCCTAAAGCGATTATCGTTCGCGTCCCTGTCATGGATGTCGGCCTGCACCACGCAGCGAGCGTCATCGGAAATCCGGTCGCAGGCGCGGAGGAGGCGTGCAGATATTGATTGGTGCCGTTGAAGTTACGGGCCATTACGCTGCCCTCACTTCTACAGCCACTAGCTGCGCATCGCCTGTCATCGTGTCATTCGTGGCGTCGGCTGCAACACGGTAGACCCGCAGTCTGTAGCGGTCGCCTGCCGCCAGCGAGTCGATGGTCGCGATGGTGATAGACGCCACCGACTCAATGCCGCTAGTGCCGTTCGCTGCGCTCGTCGATTGGGCGTTTGTATCGAACGAATCAGCATCCACGTCCGTACCGGTTTTTTCAAACTGCACGCCCCAGCGGACGTTGCCGCTCGTCGCAGTGTCGCCCATCCACCAGATTCGGACTGTGAGGCCGCCCGTCAGCGTCATTGACTCATTAATGACGCCGGCAAAATAAGCGCTCTCTTCAGTGCTGGCATCGAACTCAAGGACGAGAATACTGTTGCGAGTATCAAGAGTCGCAAAGTTAGTTGCTGGGGGCTGATTGTCTCGCGGCGTGAATAACTGAAGCGTCCTCGACGGCGAGGAGCCCGACGCCGGCGCGCCGATTTCAACGTACACGGACGTATCCCAACGATAAATGCGCCCGTAGTCTTTGGCGATATACAACGTGGCTGCAGCGCCTGTGGCCGGGAAACTGGCCTCGGTGGCGTATTCGTAAACCTCAGTCGCGTAATCGCTTATCTGCGAGACGGTGTGCGTGTGAGAGGCCGCCGGGGTCGCATACGAAAGCGAGGTCCATGCGGTGGTGCCGTCGCCAACCTTGAGCCTCAACGTATCCGTTTCGACTACGATCTCGCCGCTGGCAATCGTTGGGTTCGCGGCGGTGAGCGCTGCGGCAGTACCGCGCTTGTGCTGAATGCTTGGCATAATCTCTGTCAACAGGTGGTGGAGGATAGCGTTGGTGCGGGCGAGCCGCCAAAATAGACCCCCCAGCCACTCAGCGGCGGGGTCGCGTTAGTCACGGATGCGTAATACAAGTCAGTGCCACTAGAGCGAATCAACCAATTCGGGCCGTTGCCCTCGTCATTTAGGATCCAATCACTCGTATACTCTATGGTGTAGCTGCCCTTGACATATCTCGGTCGCCCGTTGAGCGTTCCGCTCTCGCAGTACGTGCCGTTTGCGGCGGCAGTGCCCGCGCCGCTCACCGCAAATCCCGCCACGCCTCCGCCGCTTGGAGTAGGTGTAGCTGTAGGCGTTGGCGTAGGTGTAGCTGTAGGTGTAGGTGTAGGCGTAGGTGTAGCGGTAGGTGTAGGTGTAGGCGTAGGTGTAGCGGTAGGCGGCGCTGGTGTGGGCGTCGCTGTAGGCGTGGGAGTTGGTGCTGCCGTAGGCGCAATAACCGTGATTTGCGCGGACGACGAATTAATATTTGACAAGTTTGCCGTCAACGCACACCGATAATACGTCCCACTAGACGCTACCTGCACATTTGTTAATGTCAGCGTAGACGATGTTGCGCCGCTGACATTCGACCACGTGGAGTTATCTGTACTGGACTGCCACTGATACGAAATTGTCGCCGTCGGGCTTGTTGCCGCAGCCGTCACAGAAAACGTAGCTGTACTACCAGAAGAAACGGACGTGGCGGCCGGCTGGCCCGTAATCGTAATCAACGGATAAGTGCCAAGGTCGTACGGGTCGGAGATTCCGCTCCCGCCACCACCCCCAGCGCCGATTTCAGTCATCGTCCCGGCGGCGTTTTTAACGTAGAACTTACCCGCGCTTTTATCAAACGCCGGCTCACCTACAGCGAAATCACTCGCCGTGGGTGCAACCGTCCCGGAACGAATGAGTATTTTATTCGTGCGTGGCATAACGGCCGATTATGTCACGGGTAGCTGCCGCCGTCTATATCCGAGCTGGGCGAAAGATAATCAGTCCCAGCAACGGCAGCTGATACACTTCCGCTCCCGGCGCCTTTAAGCAATCCAGTGGCTGTGATCGCGGCTTGATAATCAGTGCCCGCCGTGGCCGCAGAAACGCTCCCGCCGCCAGTGCCCTTAAGAACACCGGTCGCGCTAATCGCTGCCTGGTAATCTGTCCCGGCTGTTGCGGCAGATACCGAACCAGAGCCCGCGCCTTTCAGAATTCCCGTAGCCGAAATCTGGCTCTGCGCGTCTGTAATCCCGTAGCCCGAAAGCGTTGCGGGATTCGTGCCAGCTGTGACGCGGCCATAGGTATCCACCGTGACAGACTGATAGGTGCCAGTGGCTGAAATCACATTGCTAGCCAAGTCAATGCTGTCGGCGTTGACTACAATCCGGCTCGAGCTGGCCGTGACGATATCCAGCGTATTGCTCGTCTTGGTTAAACCGTCGCCGGCTGTGATCTGGCCCGTTCCGCTAAACTGGGCAAACGTTAAAGCAGTCGTGCCCAGCGTTGTCGGGGAATTCGTAGAAAGCACCCAACCCGAATCGCCGTTCGCCGTGCCTTCTTCGATAAACGCAAACATGCCCGGCGTGACTTCGGCGTCAGAGTCCGCGTCTGTAGCGCGCGCCCAGCTTCCGGCCGCTACGACGTAAATACCGTTTTGGCTGGATGCGCTCTGGTTCTTAACAAGCACCCTGTCGCCCACATTCAGGCTCACGCCGTCAATTGTCTGCGTACCGGAGAGCGTAATATTCGCCGTTGTGGCTGCCCGAACGCTGGCTTTTACGTCCAGGCCAGAACGCGCGGCATCTACATACGCCTTGGTGGCTGCGTCTTGGGCGCTCACAGGATCCGCCAGATTTGTGATCTTCTGGCTATTCAAAGAGACGTCAGCTGTGGGCACGGCAAACTGATCTAAACGGTATCCCTGCGCTGTCGTAGCAAAATCGGAGATCTTGCTGGCTGTGAGCGTGGGAATATCGCCGGCTACAAGAGCGCGGAACGTAGGGGCAGCAGACGAACCAGTTGTCGGACCAGCCCAGACGTAATTCGCTGTCTGGGATACCAAGCTGGCCGAGAGCGTGCCCGAGCTCGTAATCGGCGAGCCAGAGACAGAGAAAATACCGGGAAGTGAAATAGCGACGCTTGTGACCGTGCCAAGATATGTCTCAGACGTCAGATACCCTTGAGCCTTTACATACGCCGTGGTCGCAACCTTCGTGGAGCTGTCAGAGCTGTCGGGTGTCGCGGCTGTTGGCGAGCCAGAAAACGACACGGTGCCGGAGAATGTGTATGTCCCCGCGGCTGTCTGCGTGAGGCTGTTGCTCAGGCCTAGAAATGCGCCAACGCCACCGATGTCGATAATACTGGTCGCAGAACCGCCAGCCCCGCCAGTTCCCGTCCCGTACACCAGCTTCTGGCTGCCTTCGATAAACGCCAGCTCAGCGTTGGCCAGGCTGTCCGGGCGACTCGACGTCGTAGTCCGTTTTATGCGAATAACATTGGCCATTGAAAGCTCCTAAAAATTTCCGCCATCTGTGATTATTTTCTCAGATGTGTTGCGCCATTTGTTATTCTCGTAGCGCAAAACGTCGCCCGTCTGTGGATCTATTATGGCTACATTGGTGAGATTATCCAAGGCGCCGGGGGAGTTATTCACCTTGGTGTGGCCAATGGTCTCAATGGCGCTTTTGATATCATCCGCTAAAACAACAGGATCTGCGCCCTGATCTGGCTTGATTGCGCCAGGGCCAAAGTGCGATTGCCACGCGCGTCCTGTGCCTCGGGATATCTGAATGGGCAAATCAGACATAGAATAAAGCACCTCTGAATAAACGCTAGCAAATACTGATTTTATTGCCGACCAAACATGATTGCCGCAGCGATCTTGGCGCCGAACAATTTAGCCGAGCTTTCTTTGCGCAATCCGGGAATTTGCCAACCGGGCTCTCGAGCGGCCGGTACATGCCATTTGATTTGTTCAGGTGTCAGTTCAACCGGTGGCTTGCCCGGAGGCGAATCAGGAAGCGGAACGGGATTCGCGGCAGCGCGGCGCAGTTCAGCGTTGTGCATGGCATCATCGAGTTTTTTTATCTCAGCCGCCGGGCGGGGCGCGGGAGGTACAGGCGCTGGACCGGTGGGAATCGGCTGCCCGGCGCCATTACGCGGAGTGCCGTCGAACGTACCCTGACCCATGCCACCGCGGGCCGGCGGCTTGGGCGGGGGCGGGGGCATCTTCGGAGGCGGCAATTGCCTACCGACTACAACAGTTGGTTTCTTTACAGAGCTAGCCGCGGCACCGACAGTATTGCCCACCATTTTGCCAAATCCGCCTACGCCGGCAGACTGCTTTATCAGCCGATTTAAAGCGTCTTTGCCTGATTGATTCGCGTTCATGCTATAGTTCCTTTTACCCTATTGTTTGTTTCCTTTGCTAACCCACCCGTTGCAAAAGAGCTTAGTGATTTATGCAACTGAATCTAGTTTCATTTCCAAGAAGCGGCCAGCATCTTGTGACGAGACTGCTGCGCTTTTATTGCGAGAACCAGGGAATCGAATTCTCCTATTGTGGCCTCTATTCTCACTGCAACCAAATCCCGTGCGCCGCAGGCTGGCTTTTTCAAAAGAACCACGACCTGGATTTGCAGCTGCCGATCAAGCCCACAGATAAATACCTTGTTTTGTACCGCAGTAATATGATAGCACAACTCGACGCCTGGTTCAGATTCGACATTGAACTCAACTGGGGGCTGAAACACAATCCCGGCACAGCCAATTACGACTACCCCGAGAAAAAAGCCGCCCTGATTGCATTCATGGAAAAAGATTGGCGGGATGGGAAAACCAGAGACCAGTACTATCTGGGCTTCATTAAAAAATGGGTTATGTGCGCCAACGAGAATGTCTTCAAACTAGAGTACGATTCGTGGCTGGCCAGGCCCGAGAAATTTCTCCCTGTTTTCCGGCATCTGCTTCCCGAGGCAGATCACACTAAGGATCAGAAGATTCTCGAGGAGTTCTGCGCGGCTGAACCGATTGTGAAGCAGACCAATGTCGATCTGGACTTCAATCCAAAAAGCTAGCGCGGGCGGAGCCTACCGCGCCACGAGCGTTTCAGGCGGTGGCAGCTCTTCGGGCATTTCTGCGCCGGCCTGCTCATTCGCGGTCATTGCGTTATTTACACCTACGCCCACATTCCCGACGGCATTTGTAAGCTCTCCGAATCCAGACGCCGTATCCGCTGTGTTAGCCAGTCTGCCGGCACGCGTGAGATTCTGAGCCGTCCGCGAGGCATTAGCACCAGCCGGAAATAAACGCGCAGCCATTTGTCCAGGATTCGCAAGCGCAATTGCACTGTTTCCAGCAATCGAACCAGTCCACGCACCAGTCGCCGAAATAGCCCTGGTCGTAGGATCGACACTCGGGTCGTTATAGCCCTGCTCGATTTGATTCCACGAATGCTGGGTGTTGTAATCCTGGTCGCCGCCTAGGCTCCCAATGGTATCCCGCACACCGTTATTCACAAGATTCACAGAGCGATTTAATGCGTCGTTCGCGCCCTGAGCCCAGCCCTGCGAAGTATTCATGCTCTTTGGCGTGACCGCATTCCAGGCATTTGTCGCGCCAGCAATTGCACCCGTGCCGACAGTGCCCACTCCGCCGGCCAGTGTGTTAATCATTCCTGTGGCTGTCCGGGAAGAGTTCGCCGACATGTCATTAAACAACTGCCGAGCCCCTGGAGAAAAATTGCGCTCATAGGCAGCTCCGATAGGCCGCAGCGTATTTGCCGCGGCGGAGAGCGAATTCTGCGCGACTGTATTTACCGTCGGGGCGAGCGTGGCGTTATACAGGCCCGCGGCATTAGCGCCAAACTGCCGGGCTTTATTGGTCACCGCATTGCCTGCCGAACCAAGAGCATTTTGCGTGCGCCCCAAAAGAGACGACTGCTGTGCCTTGTATTGCGCAGACGGCGCTAGCTTGGGCGCAGGGGGTTTTGGCGCGGACATACCGGGGCTGGTTTCTTGCGCCAGCTTTTCGCCGAATAAATATGGCAGTGTTTTTGGCATAGACATAGCGCCTTTGAGAGTTAAGCAGATTATAGCCGAAAGCCTATAAAGCGCTGATAGCAAAAGAAAAGCGCACAGGTTTCCCCGTGCGCTTCTTTCCATGATGACCCTATCGGTGGGGCGGACTACTTGGCCGCGGCGCTCATCGATGCGCCCAGACCAAACGCCTGGGTGCCGACGTAGGTGCTGGGGATCGCGACAGCGGCGGCCACATAGCCGTCCGCGTTCGCCACACCGGCACCGGCCATCATGACGCCGTACTTGCCGACCGAGTACGCATAGGAGCCGTTCTCCTTGGCGCACTCAGTCCAGGTCCGGCTGGCGCGGCGGGCAGCATCGGCGGCCCTCTGCTGGGCCTTGGCCTGGGCGTCCCGCACCGACTGGGCCGCCTTCTCGCCGGCCTCCTGCGCCGCCTGCTCGACGTTCACCGGCTCAGCGGCACGCACCACGGAGCACAGGCAGAACAGGACGGCGACGCAGTAGATGAACTTGGACATGGTAAGAACTCCTATAGCTTTGGGTGCCATTAACCCGGGGAAGAATACGGCCCGACGTATGCCGGGGAACACCATAATCTTCCTTATTTCATATGCCGGGTATAGGGCCGATATTTAGCTATTTAGCCCTGATAGCAAAAGAAAACCCAGCCGCACCCACGCACACGGGTGTTCGTCGCGTGCGTGGGGGGCTGGGTCCGGAGACAATTCGCGAGGGGCGCTATAAGAAAGCAGCCACCTCTATGTCATATGCCAGTATTTTAGCAGATATTTAG